GTTCACTGCATACCGGTCCGACCCCGTACAGCTTACGCAGCTTATCCAGCAGTGGCATCACTTTTTCCAGAGGCGGTCGAACTCCGCCTTCGCAAAATAAGCGGAAGCCTGGCGAAGGATATCGTTACTGCGGCGCAGTTCACGATTTTCACGTTCCAGCTCTTTCAGACGCTGACGTTCAGCGGTGGTGAGCCCTCCATCACCGCCCCCGGTATCCCGCTCATGCTGGCGAACCCAGACACGCAGAGTCTCCGGCGTACAGCCAATCTTTGGAGCAATGGAACAAATTGTCGCCCATTGTGAGTCATATTCGCTCTGACTTTCCAGAACCATACGGACTGCCCGTTGACGGACTTCGGGGGAAAAACGAGTATTTTTAGTCATCCTGTTTACCTCTTTCTCAGGAAGTTTAGTCTCCAGGATTCCCGGGGCGGTTCAAGACGCCAGCAAGTCTGGATTTAACAAGAGCGGCAGCTTTTGCCATTCGTATTGTGGCAATTGCTGTTCTGGTCTGGGCAATCCGTTGGTGGTGATATGAATCGTGTGCTGTATGGCGTGCTTATTGTCCTGCTGCTTGGTTGTGGATCGCTGTGGCTGGCAACAGACCATTACCGTGATAACGCCATCACCTACAAAGAGCAGCGAGATGATGCGAAGACAAAACTCAGCCAGGCGAACGCCACCATTGCTGACATACAGCAGCGCCAGCGTGATGTTGCTGCACTCGATGCCAGATACACCAGGGAGCTTGCTGATGCTAACGCGACTATTGAAAGTCTCCGTGCTGATGTTTCTGCTGGGCGTAAGCGCCTGCAAGTCGCCGCCACCTGTGCAAAGTCAACGACCGGAGCCAGCGGCATGGGCGATGGAGAAAGCTCAGGACTTACAGCAGATGCTGAACTCAATTATTACCGTCTCCGAAGTGGAATCGACAAGATAACCGCGCAGGTTAACTACCTGCAGGAGTACATCAGGATGCAATGCCTCGATTAACAGAGCCAGCTCAATCGCTGGCCTTTTTTATGAGGAGAGATATAACCTGAATCAATGCCAGTGCATTATCAACAAATGGATCACTGGGTAAGCTCGTTTGGTTTTAAATGTCCGTCGAGAATCAGATTGTGATTTTCCCGATGCAGAACCAGTGTGCCCATATAATCAGGTTTAAATCTCCATCCATTCATTTTTTTTGCAATTCTGGACAGACAGTGATTATGTGTGAAAATCACAGTAACATGATCTGATTTTGATATTTTAAGGATATTATTTACTGCGTTATCATCACATGTCGATATGTCCGGAATAGTTGCTGTCTTACCTCCCGAAAAAAAAGTGGCTGTCTGCATTGTTCGGAGTGTGTCTGTAGAATAGAGACTGTAGTATGGAAACATTCTTCTGAATTTATCTCCATATTGTTGAGCTTTGTTAGCTCCGTTTACTGTGATTCCCTCATGTGCTGAAAGACATATTCTTTGGGAGCGATCGCATCTTTCCCCATGCCGGATGAGAAAAATAATGGGATGTTTCTGGTTAATCTCAGTGACATCGTTCACATCAAGTCTGACTGGAGTTCTTACAATGTATATGATGGATACAGAAACGATTATGACAAGTAAAAATATAAGAAGAGATTTTGTTAGCGTTTGATTTAACATATAAATTCCCTTGTCTGTGTTGAAAATGGGCATTATTATGCGTAAATCTTATGTAATCCTTAAGGATTGTCTGACGTGGTGATATGACGCGAAATACAGTGGGTACACAGAATGCTGTGAACAACGACGAAATGGGCATTGGTAGCGGTACTGGTGCTTTTTTTATTGGTTGGTTGCTCAAGTCTTGATAAAGCGCGTTAGCTTTTTGGTATTGCCTCTTAGGTCTGTAAAATTGCCGACGGTGTCCGGCAGTGCATGCAGGGCTGATCGTCTATGAGAACAGAATATATTGCTAAAAATGAAGTGTGCGTCAATGCTTATAAAGCATGCAATTCTGTATTTCTAACTATTCAATAAAATAAATTCTTTCTGTCGCAGTGAATATACAAATGTTGATCAGCGCTCGATGTGGCGACGGGTTTCTATATCAGGAGACTTTGGCATTTATCCGCGAGGCAGCCTATCTGGTGCTGTAGTGGAATGAAGCGGATATAACCTAAATAAGGTTAAACATTAATCAGACATGGCTCTGCTGTGTGAAATCTGAAAATTTACAGCAGTCATTGTGCATCAGTTTTTAACAGAGAACGTCAGAAGGTGACATGGCAAAGCTGGACTGGAAAAAGCTGGAGCAGGCATTTCGACGCGAACATGTCAAAACCGGCATAAAGCTTCAGGACTGGTGCCGTCAGAACAATATCAGTTATGACACGGCTCGGCGGTACATTAAACTGCGCAAACACTCCCCCAGAAATACAGAGAAAAGTGCGCAGAAAAATGCGCAAATTGATGATCAAAAAAGTGCGCAGAAATCTGACGGCAACTCCAGTCATGACGAGCCTTCAGGCGATGATGGTTGTGATGAAAAATGCGCAAATTTGGCAGAAACGAAACGGACTCGTGGTTCCAGACTTTTGCCACCTTCAAATGCTTTTTCTCAGCGTAACACCCACGCCGTCAGACACCGTGGATACGCGAAGTATCTCGAGGCAGATAACCTCATAGATGATGCAGTCGGAATGGAACTTGCCGATGAACTGGTGTTTACCCGGGCCCGCGCACTTTCAGTAACAGGAACACTGAAAAAAATGTTCGCCGACCTGAAAGAGGCGGCTGACGTGGAAACCCGCGTTGCTCTGTACGACAAAATACTCAAAGCTGAACAGGCTCTTGACCGGAATATTGCCCGTATCGAGTCAATTGAACGCTCATTGCTGACGCTGGACGTTCTGGCTGAAACAGCACCAAAACTTCGTGCTGACCGGGAAAGAACCAACGCTGCCAGAGATAAACTCAGAGCGGAAACCGATATTCTGACCAGCCAGCGTCGGGGCGTTGTTACGCCTGTCAGTGACATCGTGTCATCGCTGCATGAAATGAGTAATTCGGGGAGACTGGATGACATTCCGGAAGAATGAACCGCGATGTGATGAACCGTCAGAAATGACAGAGGCCGAACAACGTCTGTTCATCATGACTAAACTGAGCAATCCCTGGTGGCGGCTCAATCATCTCTACAAGATACAGAACGAAAAAGGTGAGCTGGTCACCTTCAGAATGCGACCGGCGCAGCGCCAGTTGTTCCGGAGCATGCACAATAAAAATATTATCCTGAAAGCACGCCAGCTGGGGTTTTCCACGGCCATTGATATTTATCTTCTCGACCAGGCATTATTCATACCGCATCTCAAATGCGGGATTGTCGCTCAGGATAAACAGGCTGCCAGTGAAATTTTCCGCACCAAAATTGCTGTACCGTTTGATCATCTTCCTGACTGGCTGAGAGCCTCATTCACCATCGTTGAACGTCGTAGCGGAGCCAGCGGTGGCTATATCCTGTTTGGGCACGGCTCGAGTATCCAGGTGGCAACCTCATTCCGTTCAGGTACGGTGCAGCGCCTGCATATCTCAGAGCACGGCAAAATTTGCGCAAAATATCCGGCTAAGGCGAAAGAGCTGCGAACCGGTACACTTAATGCCGTCTCTGATGAGTGCATTATTTTTGATGAATCCACTGCTGAAGGTGTGGGTGGCGATTTTTACGAGATGAGTAACCGGGCACAGGAAATCACTGCATCAGGGCTGGCGCTGACGCCACAGGATTATAAATTCCATTTTTACGCCTGGTGGCAGGATCTCAAATACAGCGCCAGAGTGCCGGAAAGCGGACTTAAGCTGTCACGGGAAAAAACAGCGTATTTTTCTGCGGTTGAAAAAGCAATGAACATCACGCTTACCGATGAGCAGAAACACTGGTACATCTGCAAGGAAACTGAACAGCGTGAGGAAATGAAGCAGGAGTTTCCCTCAACACCACAGGAGGCGTTTCTGACGTCCGGACGACGGGTGTTCAGTGCGGAAAGCACGCTGCAGGCAGAGTCATTCTGTTCGCCACCGCTGATTGTTTATGACATTGAACCGGTTACAGGAACGAAGACCAAAGCGCAGTCTCTGCGTGACGGGAATAAAGCCGAACAGCACCGGACGCTGATGAATTATCTGCTGGTCTGGGAGCTACCGGATCCGGATGAAGAGTATGTATGCGGAGCGGATACTGCTGAGGGGCTGGAGCACGGAGACCGCTCATCGCTGGATATCATCAGATGTAGTAATGGTGAGCAGGTAGCCCACTGGTTTGGTCATCTCGATGCGGAGCTTTTCGCTCATCTCATTGCGCAGGTCTGCCGTATGTACAACAACGCGTTTGTGGGGCCGGAGCGTAACAATCACGGACATGCCGTTATCCTGAAACTCCGGGAACTCTATCCGACGCGTTATATCTACAACGAACAGCACCTTGACTAGGCATATGACGACGATACGCCCCGTCTTGGCTGGCTGACAACCCGCCAGAGTAAACCGGTCCTGACTGAGGGAATGAAAACGCTGCTGAATAACGGCCTGTCGGGGATCCGCTGGACGGGCACATTATCAGAAATGAACACCTACGTTTATGACGCGAAAGGCTCCATGAATGCACAGGAAGGCTGTTTTGATGATCAGCTTATGAGCTACATGATTGCCCAGGAGATGCGCGCCAGAATGCCGGTGAGGGTAAGACAGAAAACGGATAAACGCAGAACCACACACTGGATGGCTCACTGATGAAAAATGAAACTAATACCATGGCGACGAAAAACGACAACGGAGCCACGCCGCGTTTTTCTCAGCGCCAGTTACAGGCGCTTTGTTCTGATATTGACAGTCAGCCTAAATGGCGCGATGCCGCAAACAAGGCCTGTGCGTATTACGATGGTGACCAGTTGCCACCAGAAGTTCTTCAGGTACTGAAAGATCGCGGTCAGCCGATGACTATCCATAACCTCATCGCGCCTACCGTTGATGGTGTTCTGGGAATGGAGGCCAAAACACGGACTGATCTGGTGGTGATGTCAGACGAGCCAGATGATGAAACTGAAAAACTGGCTGAAGCTATTAATGCTGAATTTGCCGATGCATGCCGCCTTGGCAATATGAATAAAGCCCGCTCTGATGCCTATGCGGAACAAATCAAGGCGGGGCTCAGCTGGGTGGAGGTCAGACGGAACAGCGATCCGTTCGGGCCTGAGTTTAAGGTGTCTACTGTCAGCCGGAATGAAGTGTTCTGGGACTGGCTCAGCCGGGAAGCTGATTTAAGTGACTGCCGCTGGCTGATGCGCCGCCGCTGGATGGATACCGATGAGGCAAAAGCCACATTCCCGGGAATGACTCAGGTTATCGATTATGCCATTGATGACTGGCGTGGTTTTGTCGATACCACGGTTACTGAAGGCCAGCCCAGTCCGTTGATGAGTGCATGGGAAGAGTATCAGTCATGGGATCGTAAGGAGAACGAATGGCTTCAGCGTGAACGCCGTCGTGTGCTGCTTCAGGTGGTTTATTACCGTACATTCGAGCGTCTTCCGGTGATTGAACTCAGTAATGGACGGGTGGTGGCCTTTGATAAAAATAATCTGATGCATGCGGTGGCTGTGGCATCCGGGCGGGTGCAGGTGAGAGTCGGGCGGGTAAGTCGTATTCGTGAAGCCTGGTTTGTGGGACCGCACTTTATTGTGGATCGCCCCTGCAGTGCGCCGCAGGGGATGTTCCCGCTGGTTCCCTTCTGGGGATACCGGAAGGATAAAACCGGGGAGCCTTACGGGCTGATTTCCCGGGCCATTCCGGCACAGGATGAGGTGAATTTTCGTCGTATAAAACTGACGTGGTTGCTTCAGGCCAAACGCGTGATTATGGACGAGGATGCCACCCAGTTGTCAGACAACGAGCTGATGGAGCAGATCGAGCGTCCGGATGGCATTATTAAACTGAATCCGGCCCGAAAAAATCAGAAAAGCGTTGCTGATGTTTTCCGGGTTGAACAGGATTTTCAGGTTGCCAGCCAGCAGTTTCAGGTCATGCAGGAGTCGGAAAAACTTATCCAGGACACGATGGGGGTTTATTCCGCATTTCTCGGGCAGGATTCAAATGCATCGTCCGGCGTGGCGATCAGCAACCTGGTGGAGCAGGGAGCCACAACCCTTGCCGAAATCAACGATAACTACCAGTTTGCCTGCCAGCAGGTGGGAAGGCTGTTGCTCGCTTATCTTCTCGATGGCCTGAAAAAGCGGCGTAATCATGCGGTGGTGATTAATCGTGATGATCGCCAGCGTCGCCAGACCATTGTTCTCAATGCTGAAGGTGATAATGGTGAACTGACCAATGATATTTCAAGGTTAAATACACATATTGCGCTGGCTCCTGTTCAGCAGACACCGGCGTTTAAGGCACAGCTTGCACAGCGAATGTCAGAGGTTATTCAGGGGCTGCCACCTCAGGTGCAGGCCGTCGTGCTCGACCTGTGGGTTAACCTTCTGGATGTGCCGCAGAAACAGGAATTTGTCGAACGTATTCGTGCGGCGCTGGGGACACCAAAATCACCGGATGAGATGACCCCGGAAGAGCAGCAGGCCGCTCAGCAGCAACAGGCCCAGGAGCAGCAACAACAGGAACTGCAGATGCGCGAAATGGCAGGCCGGGTGGCTAAACTGGAAGCAGAAGCTGCCAGGGCACAGGCAGCTGCGCAACGGGATAATGCTGGCGCACAACGGGATGTCGCCGCGGCACAGGGACAGCGTTATGTGGATGCGCTCAACCAGGCGCATACGGCAGAAATCATTACCGGCATACAGAATATGGAACAGGAGCAGGAAGCTCTTCAGCAACAGATGCTACATACACTACAACAGCGGATGCATGAATTGCCGCTATGAATATCCTGAACTTAACGGAACCCCGTCATCGTACGGGGTTTTTTGTTTCCGGAGATAAGCGTCCCGGGAGCGGTGCGCTTATTCGCGGGGGCAGCGATAAGCCTTATTTACTCAACCATTCGGATCTGTCCGATAAACAGACCATGCGGAGTTATTTATGGATTTTGAATTTACAGGTGAAGAAACCCCGGAACAACTGGAAAAAATGCTGGAAGGACTTGGGGATGTGGATATTGACGGTCACGAACAGGACGGCGTGACAGAGGCCGCCACAGAAAATCATGCGGATGAGGCAGCACAGACACAGACGGGCGATAACACTGCGGCACCGACGCCGGATGCCAGTGCTGAGCAGACGCAGGACGTGAAGGAGCCGGAGGAGAAGGGTGTGCTCACCCGCGATGGTAAACACGTCATTCCCTATGAAGTCCTTGAGGCTGAACGTTCCGGTAAGCAGCGGGCCGAACAGGAAGCCGCACTTCTTCGGGGACAGATAGCCGAAGAAAAACGCCTGGTTGAACTGCTGACGTCTCAGATTCACCAGGCCGGTATGAAACCCGCACCGTTACCGGAAAACGAAAAAATCTCTGATGAGAAGATTGCCCGTATCAGGGAGATGTATCCGGAAATTGGTGACGCGGTGGCTTCGCTTATCCGTAAAAATAACTATCTCCAGTCCCGTGTTCAGCAATCAGCACAGCAGGCAGAAGGTCATGGTGGTGAGGATTTATCACCGGTTCTTGATGCAATGAATGACGTGCCGGTGCTGAAAACGTGGCAGAACTCCGATCCGGATCGCTTCTCGGTTGCCGTATCCATCGACGGGAAGCTCCAGAATGACCCCGTATGGAAAGACAAACCGCTCACTGAACGTTTCGCCGAAGTGGCCCGCCGTACGCAGCTCGCTTTCGGTGAAGCCAGTGAGCCGCCTTCTGATGACAAGGCAGACAACACGGATATCCGGAAAACGGCAGAAGAAAAAGTGAAAGCCGCTGAACGGGAGATGGCAGTGCCTGCTTCCCCGTCAGAGCTTGGCAACACGGCTTCCGTCGGAACCGGTGATAATTTTGAACGGTTACTTGGTGCTTCCCATACCGAAATTGAAGCAGCCATGCGAGGCATGACGGACGCTGAAATTGACGCGATTCTGGAAAAACTCGGGTAACCACTGAAGGAGTACTGACGTAATGACCACAGTAACAACAGCCCAGGCGAATAAGCTGTATCAGGTGGCGCTTTTCACGGCTGCCAACCGAAACCGCTCGATGGTGAATATTCTCACTGAACAGCAGGATGCACCAAAAGCAGTTTCGCCTGACAAGAAAAGCACGAAGCAGACCAGTGCAGGTGCACCGGTTGTGCGAATCACGGACCTCAACAAACAGGCCGGTGATGAAGTGACGTTCAGCATCATGCACAAACTCTCTAAACGTCCGACGATGGGGGATGAGCGCGTTGAAGGCCGTGGTGAAGACCTCAGCCATGCTGATTTTTCCCTGAAAATTAATCAGGGCCGTCACCTGGTGGATGCGGGCGGACGTATGAGCCAGCAGCGTACGAAGTTCAACCTGGCATCCTCTGCCAGAACGCTGCTGGGTACGTACTTTAACGACCTGCAAGACCAGTGTGCGATAGTGCATCTTGCCGGTGCCCGCGGTGATTTTGTTGCTGATGACACCATTCTGCCAACGGCAGATCACCCTGAATTCAAAAAAATCATGATCAACGACGTACTGCCGCCGACGCATGATCGTCATTTTTTCGGTGGGGATGCGACGAGTTTTGAGAGTATTGACCAGTCTGACCTGTTCACCCTTGCGCTGGTCGATAATCTCTCGTTGTTTATTGACGAGATGGCTCATCCGTTACAACCGGTACGCCTGTCCGGTGATGAATTGTATGGCGAAGATCCGTATTACGTCCTCTACGTCACGCCGCGTCAGTGGAATGACTGGTACACCTCCACGTCCGGCAAGGACTGGAACCAGATGATGACGCGTGCCGTAAACCGCTCAAAAGGTTTTAACCATCCGCTGTTCAAAGGCGAATGTGCGATGTGGCGCAATATTCTGGTCCGTAAGTATGCGGGGATGCCGATCCGTTTCTATCAGGGGTCAAAGGTTATGGTGTCGAACAATGACCTTACGGCAACGATGGCAGAAAAGGCTGCTGCAACCAACATCGACCGTGCCATGCTGCTGGGGGCTCAGGCGCTGGCGAATGCGTACGGTCAGAAGGGCGGCGGTCACTTCAACATGGTTGAGAAGAAAACGGATATGGATAACCGTACTGAGATAGCAATCAGCTGGATCAACGGTCTGAAAAAAATCCGTTTCCCCGAGAAGAGCGGCAAGATGCAGGATCACGGCGTGATTGCCATTGATACCGCAGTGAAGCTGTGATTTTTCCTTTCCCCATGCCGGGTTATCGCCCGGCTTTTTCAGGAGTCATTAATTATGGCAAAGACTATCCTTGCTCCATCACTGAGTGAGCGGATTTATTCAGGTACGCACGGTAATGAGTCGGTGGCAGAAGGTGTGTTTACAGTGAACGCTGCGGAAGCGGACAGTGTTATTCATCTTCTTTCACTGCCAGTTGGTATCCGTATCAACTCACTGCAACTGGTTTCAACGGGCGGTCTGGGTACTGCAACCGTCAGCATTAAGTCCGGTGAGCATGTTCTCATCGATAACAGCGAAGCTGTTTCTGCAAAATTTGCCAGATATGTGCCCGTGGAGCCGTACACCACACTGCGTGACGGGGAGCTGGTTACTGTCACCATTAAGACTGCCGCTGCAACCGGCACCCTGAATGTTCTGCTGCGTTATACCGTGGTGGGTTACTGATATAAACCTTCTGGCCCGCGTCATGCGGGCTTTTTTACCCGGGGAATTATATGAGCGAAAAAATTGCCGTTGTCTATATCGGCCCCAAACCCGTGAAAAAGGATACCCTTACCGGGAGTCGTACACTGTTCCCGCGTCTTGAGCCGGTGCATGTTGACAATGCGTTTGCTTGGCAGTTGCTGGCCTTTTCTGACGTCTGGGTTCGTCATGAAGAGCTTGATGGCGTACTGAAAAAGCAACAACAGGATGAGCAGTTGCGGCAGGCACAGCAGGCGCAGGAAAGAGAACAGGTTGCTCTTGCAGAAGCGGAGAACAGTTTTGTGGTTAGCGTTGGTGGTCAGGATGTGGATTTGAGCAAACTCACGTCCGCACGGCTGGCAACGTTGTGTGAGGCAGAAGAGCTGAATATTCACAAAGACCCGAAAGAAACGGCTGATGCATTCCGTATCCGTGTGCGTGAGGCATTTCGCCGTCGTGTTGCGGAGACTGAACAGCATGGCGGAACTGACTGATTTTTTACCGTATGTCCGTCGCCATATCAGTGGTCCGCTGAACATTATGATGACGGATGCGTTATCCATGTCGGCAGTGGCATTCTGCCGTCAGTCCCTGTTGTGCCGCCGTGAAGCCACGCTGTCACCGTCAGCTGGAGAGGACTGTGTGCTGCCATATGACGCGGAGAATGAAGAGTGCGTACATATTATTCGTATCCTCGCTGACGGGCGTGAGCTTTTTGCCGGTCATGATGTAGAAATCCGCCCGGGGCGGGTAATGCATTTTGCCTGTTCGCCCGGAGAGGTGAGTGTGCTTTATGCCGTTGCTCCGAAAGCAGGGAGCCGTCAGGTGCAGGATGAACTGCGGGCATGGTCTGAAGAAGTGGCAGCAGGGGCGCTTGAACGGTTGTTCATGCAGACCGGGGTTTCATGGTCAGACCCGTCGCGCGCACAGTATTTCTCTGTGCTGTTTTCTGAGGGTATCCGTCGGGCATATCGCGACACACTGGCGACAAGTCCGTACTCCTCATACCGCAATCCTGTCCGCAGACAAAGGTTTTACTGATGACGACGATTACAGAAATCATCGGACGTGTGAATACACAACTGGTTGACCCGATGATGGTTCGCTGGCCCCTGCAGGAATTGTGCGATTATTACAATGATGCTGTGAGGGCAGTGATTCTGGCGAGACCGGATGCTGGCGCAAGCCTGGAAACAATCAGTTGTGTTCCGGGCGCCCGTCAGGTTTTGCCCGATGGTGTAATACAACTTCTTGACGTGATATGCCTCAGTGACGGTAGTGCAGTCAGACCATTATCCCGGGAGGTGCTGGATGCGCAGTATCCTGAGTGGCTCACAATGAAGGGCATTCCTGAATGTTTTATCAGCAACGACCTGTCCCCGCGCGTATTCTGGCTGTTTCCTGCTCCTGACAAAGAGATAAGTATTGATGCAGTGGTAAGCCGGATACCGGAGGCAGTGTATGTTCTGACGCAGGACGATGATACGCCAGTTCCACTGGAAGATGCTTATGTTAACCCACTGGTGGACTGGATGTTGTTTCGCGCTTTCAGTAAGGATGCTGCCGGTGGCGCAGAATCGGGGCTGGCTGCGCAGCATTATCAGAGTTTTGTTGAGCAACTTGGGATCAAACAGGGGGCAGACAGTGCATTGTCTGCCCGTAAAAAAGTGTTTAACGGAGGTGGAGTGTGAGTGTTGTTGTTTCGGGGACGCTGAAATCTCCTGATGGTGAGGCGATATCAGGAGCAAATATTACCCTGACGGCGCTGACAGTTTCACCGGATGCGCTCAGCGGCACCAGTGCGTCGGCAGTGACCCGTGAAGGTGGATATTACGGAATGACGATGGATCCGGGGGAGTATGCGGTTTCGGTGACGGTGAAAGGGAAGACTGCTGTCTACGGACGTGTGCGTATTGAGGGGACCGAAAGTACGGTGACGCTCAATATGCTGTTACGCCGCAGTCTTGTTGAGGTGAGCATACCCGGAGAACTGCTGACAGATTTCCGGCAGATACAGAATAATGTGGCTGATGACCTTGCCACTATTCGTCGCCTGAATGAAGACACGGCGACAAAAAACACTCAGGCCACACAGTCAAAAGACAGTGCAGCAGCCAGTGCGAAGAGTGCATCTGACAGTGCAAAGACGGCAACCAGCAGGGCGGCTGAAGCCGGACAAAAAGCCAGTGAAGCTGCAGAAGCGGCGACCCGGGCATGCGAGTCTGAAAAGGCCGCGGCAGCAGACGCGAATGATGCCAGACAACATGCTGAAACCGCCAGAGTGGCTCATGAGGCCGCCGGAGACGTTCTTAAACGTGCTGAGGCTGCTACGGTTAGTGCTGAAGAGGCCAGGCGTATGGCAGAGAATGCCAGAGGCCCTAAAGGTGATACCGGACCGAAAGGTGATGCAGGCCCTCGTGGAGAAACAGGTCCACAAGGCGCACAAGGACCACGCGGTGAAACAGGACCGGTGGGGCCGCAAGGAGAGCGGGGGATTCAGGGGCCTGCTGGTCCACGAGGTGAAACCGGGGCCAGAGGTGAAAAAGGAGCCCCCGGAGACCCGGGGGGACCACCCGGGCCGAAAGGTGATGCAGGACCTAAAGGTGACACCGGACCAGCCGGTCCCGCAGGTGAAAAAGGTGAGCCGGGAGAACGAGGGCCTCAGGGAGAGCAGGGGCTACGCGGACCTGCAGGAGAGAGAGGCCCGGCGGGGCCGCAGGGACCGAAAGGAGATGCCGGTGCGACAGGTCCGGCGGGGCCACAGGGACCGAAAGGGGATACGGGAGCCGCAGGCCCGGCAGGCGCACAGGGGCCAAAAGGTGACAAAGGCGATCCGGGGGTGGCTGGACCAGCAGGTCCGGCGGGGCCACAGGGACCGAAGGGAGACACAGGAGCCCCCGGGCAAGGAACAGAACTGCTTACTACTGCCAATACATGGACTCAGGCACAAACTTTTAATGGTGGTATTAATGGCAATTTGACGGTGACCGGAAACGGCTCATTTAACGATGTTCAGATCCGTTCGGATAAACGCAACAAGCGAAATGCAATACGAATAGATAATTGTCTGGAGAAGCTTGACTTGCTAACGGGTTATTTGTATGAAATACAGAATGCTGATGGCAATTGGCAACAATCTGTGGGATTATTTGCACAGGATGCGTTAAAGGCTCAACCAGAGTTAGTTACATCTGATACAGATATCATATCTGGTGAAGAGAGATTTCGATTAAATTATAATGGTGTTATTGCACTGTTAGTTGAAGGAATAAAAAATCTGCGTAAAGAGATTAGCGACCTTAAAGAGAAATAATAAAACAATCAGAGAACAGAGAACCATTAGTCTGAGGCAGAAGATGGTTGGTGTTATCGTCCGAATGACAGGAGGATGTTAAATGGGGGTTGCTTCCGGATGGGTTGGCTCCTCTGCCGTTAGTGTAACTGGTGAAAGGTCAATGAAATCGGCAGGTGCCAAACTTAAGCTAAGTACACCGTTTTATATGTCGCAAATGGTTGGGAAAAGTGTACAGGACTTTTCTATCACTGTAGGTCGTTCAAATTTTGTTGTTTTAGTTCAGGCAACAAATATACAAATTGTTCCTGTAAACAATAACTATGGAGGGTATTCTAATAACTCAACAACGACAGGTGCTGGCTCTGCCGTTTCCAGCCGTGTGCAAACACAAAATCCGGCTGGTTCAATAAATGGTTCGTTGTTAGGTTGTTCAATTACGCATCTTTCTCAAACGCAAGACTCTACCAAGATGTATCTGGGCTTAACGAACGGGCCTAATCAAAACTTTACTCTATCATTTGATGGAACCAATATCTCATTCATACCATTATCATTTGCAAACAATACTCGGCATTATAGTGCAATAGTTTCTAAAAACTGGCTCTTTAATCAAAACGGAAAAACTATATCTGTTTATAAGGTTTAGAAGGAGTTGATAATGTACAAATGTGTTTTAGCTGTATTGATATTATTATCTGGTTGCAAATCTTTGCCAACTCCGCTTTGCCATGGTAAAGCATATTTAGGTGGGGAAGAAACTATAATGCCAATTTATGGGATTAAGAAAAGCGGGAAGTATAAATTGTATCATGCAGGGCATCACTACAACTGGCGTTGGGTTGGAGCTGGAGCATTTGACAGCACAACCTGCTCTCAAATAATGTAAATCGTATACTATGTATAAAATGTTTAGCTAATGCTAATTGATAAATTGTCATGAAACAGGCAAATCTGAAATACGTAAAGAAGCACTACACAGCAGGAGATTTTTGTGTGGCTGGGTGCAGTGGTAACGCTCTGTGCAGTGGCTGCCGTAATGATGCAATAAAAAGGGGAGCAACATGCTCCCCGACCAGAAGAAAGAAGTTTGATAACAATTAGTGAGTTGTTACGTCTTGCCCAGAATATCATAGCAACACTCTGTTGCAGTGATACCGATCGCGATTTTAGCGAATTCCATCATAAATCCCCTGATTTTTAAGCCTGAAGCAGTCAAAGGAATTTCTATGCCCTATATCGATATCACCACGATGCGTGGGATGATGCCGCGCGTTGTGACATCCATGCTGTCCGAGCATTCCGCTGTACTGGCGGAGGACTGCCATTTCCGGTTTGGTGTTATTACACCAGAACGTCAGATATCCGGGGTTGAGAAAACATTCACAATTAAGCCAAAAACAATTTTTCATTACCGTGACGATTTCTGGTTTGCATGGCCGGATGTGGTGGATGTGATCCGCAGTCCGATCGCTCAGGACCCCCACGGGCGTATTTACTACACTGACGGGCGTTTTCCTAAAGTGACGGATGCGACTATTGCCACAAAAGGGGACGGGAATCACCCGACATCATCGTATCGTCTTGGGATCCCCGCGCCGACGACAGCTCCTGTCTGTACTGTCCAGCAGGGCGGTGATGTTTCTGACGATAACCCGAATGATGATGAAACCCGGTTTTATACGGAAACCTTTGTCTCAGATTATGGTGAAGAAGGTCCGCCAGGTCCGGCGTCTCTGGAGGTAACACTCCGTACTCCGGGAACTGCGGTACAACTGGCGCTGGCTCCGGTGCCATTGCAGAATGCCAGTATTAAACGTCGCCGGATTTATCGCTCTGCATCAGGTGGAGGGGAGGCGGATTTTTTACTTGTGGCTGAACTGGATGCATCCGTGCTCAGTTACACGGACAAAATACCGGCGAAAAACCTTGGGCCTTCCCTGGCGACATGGGATTACCTGCCGCCGCCAGAGAATATGACAGGCCTTTGCCTGATGGCTAACGGTATTGCCGCCGGGTTTGCCGGTAATGAAGTGATGTTTTCGGAAGCGTATCTGCCGTATGCATGGCCGGAAGTGAATCGTCACACGACGGCAGAAGATATTGTAGCTATCTGTCCGCTGGGAACGTCACTGGTGGTGGCGACAAAGGGGGAGCCTTATTTGTTCAGTGGGGTATCACCGTCCACAATTTCTGGTTCCAAAATCCCTTCCATGCAGGCATGCCTGAGCCGAAGAAGTATGGTGGCGATGGAGGGATTCGTGCTGTATGCAGGAACAAATGGCCTGGTATCGGTTGATGCAGGCGGCAGTACAGCCGTGGTAACGGAAAAAATCATTTCACCAGAACAGTGGCAGAGTCAGTTTAATCCGTCGTCCATTGTGGCTTACTCATGGCGTGGTGAGTACATTGCCTGTTACACGAAACCTGATGGTAAGCAGGATGTGTTTGTCTTCAACCCGGTGAACATGGATATCCGCTATCTCAGTACACCGTTTGACTGCGCATGGGTTGATCTCGCAAAAGATATGATGCGCGTGGTGACAGGAGACAAAATGTCAGTGCTTGCCGGGGGCTCTCTGCCGTCCACGATAAGGTGGCATTCAAAAATTTTTTCATTGCCTGAAAGAACCTCTTTTTCCTGTATCAGGGTGAAATCTCCAGCACCTGAGCGGGTGGGGATCACCGTTATGGCTGATGATGTTCCTGTTATTCATTTTGCGCCGGGTACGTTTAAGGGAAGTGTGGTGAGACTTCCGGCAGCAACCGGGCAAAACTGGCAGGTGATGGTATCCGGATTTGGGCAGGTGGAACGAATAACCCTGAGTACATCGATGTCGGAGTTACCGATATGAGCAAAAAACCGTGGCGGGCGGGGAAGGATTTATCCGCTGTTGTGGAAAATATGGAAATTGGCACCGGGCAGCGTGGCGACGGTCGTCATGCTTTTGTGACCCGTGAAGAGCTGGTTGGCCTTAAACTTGCCCGACGTCGTACACAGGGTGGTGCCTCATATGCACTGAATCCGGGTATTGAGATTGACAGTACTTTAATGACTGTTGATTTTCCCACAAAACCGCTGAATTTTAAGGCGACAGGTGGATTTGGCTCGGTTCTTCTTGAATGGGATATGCCTAATTATCGCGGACATTCACTGACTGAAATCTGGCGGGGTACGGAGGATGACCTTGCTGATGCAGTGCTGGTTGCCACGACGCCGGGGCAGGTTTACGGCGATCCGGTTGACCCTGGCTGGTCGGGATTTTACTGGATACGTTTTGTTAACGCGGCAGGAGTGAAAGGTCCATGGAATGCTGAAAAAGGCACTCAGGCACAAACACAGATCGGCGTGAAGGCCATCATTGACCAGATCCGCGATGAGGCTGCAAAGTCGCCGGTTGTGTCCGAGCTGCGTAAAGAAATAAAAAACGCGCAGGGGCAGGCTGTAAAGGATGCTGCAATTAAGACAACCGAAGTTGTAGGGACTCTCAGGGAAGAAACGACAAGAATGGTTGTTGGTATTGAAACCCGGATTAGCACACTGGATTCGTCAACCAGTGAATCGCTTAATGAGGTCGACAAGCGCATCACTAAACTGGATAAAGAAGGCGGTGAGGCCTTCCTTGCGATGTGGTCAAAAAAAGCGGGAGTTGATGGTATCACTGCGGGGATCGGGATTGTCGCCGGAAAAGACAGTGAAGGCAGGCCTGTAAGTCAGGTTGCAATTTCTGCGTCGCAGTTGTTTGTCTTTGACCCGAATAATCCGGATAACACAGCCTATCCGTTTGCGGTATCAGGTGGCAAGGTAGTGATCCCGAAAGCGATGATTTATGGCGCGGTGATTGAAACACTGGTGTCGCGGAAGGTTGTGGCGGATGAGGTAAAAGCTGGGGTAAGTATCACTTCGCCAGTTATCCGGAGTGCCGTTATTCAGAACGGAAACTTTCAGGTTGATTCTCAGGGTAACCTGAATATTGGAGGCCTTTTCAGTGTTACGTCACAAGGGCAACTGACAATTCGTTACTCTAATCAGAATGTAGGACTGGTGATCCGCAATGATAAAATTGAGGTTTATGATCAGAATGGACGACTGGCTGTTCGCATAGGCAGATTACGCTGATCAGGAGGTGAGTATTGGAATACGGTTTTGCCATTTATAACAGAAATAACGTTAATGTTACGGGCGTGCTTACTCCCATATTTTTCCTGGACAGGTTTACGGCGGAGTCGGGATCAAAAACGTATACGAATAAACCAGAAGGGAAAACATTGCAGGCAGTCTGTTCATTATTTCCGTGGAATAATGTATTTAAGGACCGGAAAGTACCGAAGATAACCATTAATGGCAATACGGTGACGTGGTCAAATCTTGAGCAGGGGATGGGGTCATATATTTATACATTCTGGGGGTGAGTTGTATGTATGGTTTAAGCATTACGAAACCAGATGGCAGCTTGTGGATAAGCCCGGGGTTTACGCCTCAGTGTCTGATCAATAAGGGAACTATTCCGGCGACTGAGAAGGCTTTTTTTAAAACGTCAATTCCGTCAGGAAAAAGTTGTTTTTTCTTTATCAGAACAGAGAAGAAGGCCGATGTCATGTACACGCATGAACAGATTGATGGATATCATGCCTTAAGGCTTCATCAAATTGTCAGGGGAACGAATCCCGGTGTTACGACTGTTTATGCTTTTGCGAATATGGTTACTCAACCTTCTGAGTATGGTATCGCCATGTATAACCCGTCGGGTGAGATGATTTACCATGGCGAAATGATGCTGCTTGACGCGAAGTTAATACCAGTTGATATCAAGTTTGAGAAGGATCTTGGATATCCATGCGCAATTATGCCTGCACTGGTTGGATATTATAACTGGAAACGAACACCTTATGACCGACCGATTTACACCACATCTACTGGTGCTACAGGAAATAAAATATATTCCTGTGAGCATTATTCCGGTGGTGCAACATGGGATATCCGAAAGCCGTATATAGATAAAGTTCTGGTTATTAGTTCCTCAATATATGATTAGCGTAAGAAAAACTTTAATAGTGTAAAACGAAAGCGTTCCTTTCAGACATCGCATCCTTTAATTCAGAGAAATACTTAAAATGAAAAGTATCATGAAATTTTTTGCGTGTGCAGTTCTGGTGATGAGTTGCTTAACTGCACAGGTAAATGCAGCATCAGGCGATAGTACGGTATCTCTCGGGTTTGCACACATACGCTTCCCCGGGCTGAAGGATTTTGTTAGAGACGCGGGTGTTTATAACCGGGATACGTTCAGGAATGTTGTAAACGTAAACCATTTTAATTCATCAGGTGAATACGAAAATGCTATTGCCCGGGGGCATGACGGCACAGCCAAAAGCCCCCAGGGGATGAGCATCAGGTATCGTTACGAGATAACTGATGAACTGGGTGTTATAGCCTCTTTTACATGGGCGCGCTCCATGACTAATGCGCAGGCATTTATTGATGTTAAGCCTTCCGCTCCATCACGAGAGGTAAAAAACCCGGCAGCTTCAGCGAGAACTGATATCAGGGCTAATTACTGGAGTCTACTATCCGGTCCTTCGTGGCGGTTTAACGAATACCTCAGTGTGTATGCAATGGCTGGTATGGGGGTTGCAAAAGTCACCACTGACTTGAAAATTAACGACAATCTTAATCATGGTGCCGGTAGTTTTTCTGAAAGTAACAGCACCAAAAAAACGTCTATTGCATGGTCTGTCGGCGCGCAATTTAACTTCAATGAAAGTGTTACTATGGACGTCACTTATGAAAGCTCAGGCTCTGGCGACTGGAAAACTGATGGTTTATTTGCAGGCATTGGCCTGAAATTCTGAGTAATACCCGACAACATGTCATAACCCGCTGTGATGGCGGGTTTTTTGTTGCCCGTGCAGGGCAAAAATCGTAGATTATGCGCGGGTGCCTTTCGGCTGATGGCTGGAAGGTGAACCTGAAGGCCTGATGTGGGGAAAGGCCCCGAGTCAAACATTTTGTTTAACCCGAGGCCCTAACCATCATACCTTAAGCAAGTAGAAGGTTAGCGCCTCTCCACTCAGGAGGCAAGCGCTATGTCGCAAAAATCGCTCATCACCGTCACAATTTGTATGACGGTAATCTTCACCATCTGGATGTTACACGGTTCGCTGTGTGAGCTCCGGCTGAATTTGTGGGGGGGGCGGAGTTTGCGGCGTTCTTACAGTGTAAGCAGTAGGAAAACCGCGACGGGGACGAAAGTTCCCGTCAACTGGTTGCTGAGGTTCAGCCGATATGGCACTCGTTTCTGGTGAGAGAATGGACGACAAAATTCTCCGGTATATGCAGCGTGTTGTGAGAAATTCCCGCAACCCTGAATTTATGAATGAAGTTAAAGACGCCTGCCTTAAAAAGCAGGCGTTTTGCTTTGAGGCACCGGATGGTTTTCTGGTGCTGCGTTCTGTGCTCAGTGACGACGGTATCCCTTATGTTCTGGTGTTGCTGGGTGTGTGTACGGGGAGTGCCGGTGTTGAGCGTTATCTGCCGGAGGTGAAGACATTAACCCGTCTGGCTGGCGGACGCTGGGCTGAATTCCACACGGCAAGGCGGGGATTTATCCGGCTGGGAAAACGTCTGGGCTTTGAGCGAATGCCGGGTGATGAGGATGGCTTCATGGTGTTCAGGATAGCGGTCTGACTGCCACTGTATTCATTATCGTGTGTAAACCAATTGCAATTCACATTCTGACCCTGCCCCGGCAGGGTTTTTTGTTATCTGAGGAGCCATAATGGGCGGAAAAAAAGGCGGTGGTGATACCAAAGTAAAACCAACAGCAGCGCAAATAGCACAGGAAGAAGTGGCCTGGAAAGGGTGGCAGGATTATCAAAAAATCCTCCGCCCGGCTGAAGATAACTTCATGGAAAAGGTCGATAACCTTAACAGTGAGCAGCAGTACGACAATATTGCTGGCACCACAAATCTGGGGTATCAGAAACAGTTTGGCGAAGCACGGAAGGAGCTGGCGGGTAATCTTGCTCAGTCCGGTGTTGACCCGTCCAGTGGTCGCTTTAACGCGGTAATGAATGCGAACCAGAGTGATCAGGTAACCGGGCAGATTGACACAACCACACGGGGGCAGGTATCGCAGGCAGATAAGTATGTTGCCGGGCTACAGGATGTTGCTGCTCTCGGTTCTGGTCAAAAGGCGGATGCGTTACAGAGTTTTAACTCGCTGGCAGACAGCAGTCTGGCAAAAGCTAAATCGGACGCACAGGCTGCGTTTACGAAACAGCAGGGGCGAGCCTCTCTTGTTGGCGCTGGTCTGGGTGCGGTTGGTGCATATGCGATGCATAAGGCTGGCGGTAGCGGAGGAAGTGGCGGTGCTAAAACACCTGGCACCGGCGCTAATGCCATTCAGCATCAGGCTCAGAACTGGAGACTGTGATTATGGAGTACGGTAAATACGAAACTCTCGCAAGGGCTGGTTATTCAGGAGCAGCCCGCCCACAGGGTGACTGGCAGACGTCAGCAGCGCTGACACGCCAACAATACGACGACTGGCGAACCAGATATTTGCCCCGCGTGGCAAGGCTGGCTGACCTTGGCGAGAACAACAGCCTGATGAATGCGCAGCTTGCCCGGGTGGGCGGCCTTGCCACTTCCAGTCTCCGTACAGCGCAGATGGCGCAGGATAACCAGATGGCACGATATGGCGTTAACCGACCTGATAATCCCAACAGTAATACGCTGGGGTTACGTAATGCCCTGGCAATTGCTGGCGCGAAAAATGGTATCCGTGAAGCAGAGCAGGATCGTCAGATGAACATACTGACGGGGGCTTCTGCACCTGCAAGACAGCAACTGAGTGTTGGCGGACAACTGGTGTCAGCTTAAGGAGGAAATATGGGATACGGTTTACTGGATATTGCGAATCAGTCACGGCGTGAGGCATTACAGGGAATAAGTGATGCAGACAGACGACGTGAAGAAATTGAGGCGTCAAACAAGATGATGGCGGCGCAACAGAAAGCACAGAACAAACAGAATATCGGCACGGGAATTGGTACGGGTGCAGCTATGGGCGCTGCTGTTGGTGGTCTCCCCGGTGCGGCTATTGGTGCTGTCATAGGTGGTATTGCTGGTTCTTTGTTTTAAGGAGTGGTGAATGAGCGGATTTGCACAGGGTTTACTTGCCGGATTCAGCACGGTTGACCAGGCAATGACCCGTCGTAAGGAACTTGGTTTGCGAGAAGCACAGCTTGCTCAACAACAGAAAAATAACGAGCGCGATTTTGAATTTGCACAGTCGCAGTTTGAACATAATAAAGACGTTGATCAGCGGAACTTTGATTACAGAGCCAAAGTCGACGACCGTAATTATGCACTGCAGGAAAGGGAGTTTAACGCCAACCAGAATTACCGGAATGCGTCGCTGGGTATGGAGCAGCAGCGACTCCGGATGCAGAAATACAACCAGCGACGGCTTGAGTATAACGATATGCTGGCGCGCGATCAGCCTGTGATGGCGGCGCTTGGAAAGGCTGTGGATGCTGGCGATCGGGATGCAGCAATGCGTCTTTACGGCCAGTTGTCAGAGGGTAATCCGCTGAGGCTGATGGCGAATGATGGCTATGTAGCGAAAGCGGGTCAGGCCGTGAACAACCTGCAAAAAATCTTTGATGACAAGCCAGACAGGGCTATCGCTTCACTTAATACGCCGGAGAATCTTGATGTCCTTTCCGGGGTGTTTGGCCCGGAACTGCAACAGCGTATTGGCATGCCCGATTCAACCGGGAAAAAGACGATAAAAGAGGCCAGGATTGGCAGTATAGTACCGGCACAGCAGGAAGGGTACATACTTATCGGCCTTGATCTCACATACAGTGATGGCTCTACAGCACATAAACCCGTTACGGAATACGGCAGTGCACATCCTGATGATCAAACCGTGCTGGCGGTGCCTGTTGATAAGGCTGTTGAGCTTGTCAGGGATCGCAGTAAATTCGCGGAAATTTCGAAAAATTTCGGCTATTTCACGCCGAAGCAGCAGGGACTTTCTGCGGATCAACTTCAGAAAGGAGCCAGCCAGGTAGCGATAAAGGTTGCACAGGACGGCGGTGATGCGCAGGGAGCAGTGACGCAATATTATGCTTCGATGGGACTGCCGCAGTATCAGCAGCAAATTCAGCAGCAAAAAATTCAACAAGGGATTACCAGTTGGGCGGGTGATGATCCGGATAAGCAGGCATTTGCCAGAGAAGTGGCCTCCCGTCAGCCAGAAATGCTGGAGCCTCAGAATCAGAAATTGCTGGAACACGGGTATGCGAATTTTCTCCGTATTCAAAAGGCCAGGGGGGAACAGGCCAGGGATGATAGCGCGGCCTCTGCATCTGAGTTTATCCGTGGTCTGAAACAGAATTACGCGCAGTAATTCACCATTCCCGTTAATACTATTTCCTGATACCCGGTCATTGTGCCGGGTTTTTTTATGGAGTCTGTATGGCTTATTCCGATGAACAGCGCCCTGAAGCGCAATTTGGCAACCAGAGCCGCAACAGCCTGAACATTCAGCAGCCGGGAGAGACTGACAGCTATGATGTGTTTTTCTCCGATCCCAATCGCTGGAAGGACAACAGCACGTCGTTCAGCCTGGGCGATGTATTGCCAACTATGGGGAAAGGTGTCGCCCAGTCCGTCCGGGGGACAGGGGAAATGGCCCGTGGACTCGGTGATGCGATGATTCAGAGCCCGGTAAAAACAGGGGCACGTATTTTAAATGAGTTCAGCCGTATGGGGCTGCCGGGAGTAGCAACTGTTCAGGATATTTTTGTCGGTGGCAGCAAGGGGGCGGATGAGGTCATCGACACTCTGCCTGATGGAAAAAATGCGGTTACTGATACTGTCGGTAAAGGTCTGAAGGTCACAGGCAAGGCAGTCAGTGGCGGCGCTAAAGCCTCGGATGAATGGCTGACTGGCAAGATGTCGCCGGGGGCGCAGCGGGCGCTGAATACACCGATGACTGAAGGATATGATGATTCAGCGGTCTGGGTAGCGAAAGGGGTTAACCTGATTGGTGCGCTTGTACCGGATATGGTTGCAGGCGGTGTGACTAAAAAGCTGGGTGATGTCACTCTGCGAAAAGTGCTGACCGCCGGGCTGGAGAAAAAATACATCGCGGCAGGGATGCAGCCGGAAAGAGCCACAGCACTGGCAGCCGAAGCTGTCGATAAAAAAATGCCGGATTTTTTCCAGGCAGGCCTGATCACCCATTCCACTGTCAGTGCGCAAGGGCGGAGTGCAATGGCAGCGGCAGATGCTGTTCTTAACGCGGATTATTCTGAGCTGGCGAAGTCACCGAAATTTCAGCAGACCTTTTTGTCAATTGATGCAGATCCGCAGCACGCGCAGCTTACTGACCGCCAGAAAATGGACCTGGCAAAAGAGCGTGTTGCCGATGAGGTGCGTGCGCAACTGGCAACCGATCCTGAATTGCTGGCTGTGAATGCCATGGCGGCAAAACTGGGCGATGCTCAGTTGCTTAATCTGGCGATGCGGGGCACGGCGAAGACCGTTAAAAGCGGCATTGTCAGAAATGCCACGGAACAGGGGACGATTAATGCGGCGCAGGGTGGCTATTCACGCTATCAGGAAAACACGGCATTGCGTGAGACCGCCGGAATGGATGTGTCACCGTGGGAGGGCGTGGCTGACGCAACGATCGAAGGTGCAGCCCTTGGTGCTGCAATGGGGGCACCATTCGGTGCGGCTGCCGGATATCGTGGAAAACGTCAGGCGGCAGATGAAGCAGCCATGCGTGAGGCTGAAAGCGTTCCTCAGGACGAATCGGCTCCGCAACCCGAACCGGTTGATCCGGTGGCACAGCATCGTGAATCTATGCAGGGGATGAATCGCGAGCAGCTTCTGGAACAGTATGCTGATGCGGATATGGCACATGAGGGAGACACGTCTGCCGTTCATCGCCGGGAAGCCGCCAGCCAGCTGTTGAATGAACTGGATGAACAGGCGAAGCGACAGGCGGTGATGGATGAGCTGAAGGCGAAGCCGCGCCCTGAACTGCTTGAGGAATACCGAAAACTCAGCCAGAAGGAAGGGCGTACTGATACTGAAGAGCAGCAGTTACAGGCAATACGTGATGTGCTTCGCCCTCAGCGGGAGGCCAGACCGGAGGCACAGCCACAGCCGGAAAATGCGGATGATGGCGACGGGAGTATTTACCCGACGGTGCGGTTCCGCGATCCGGATGAAGTTCGTATTGAAATTAACGAGAGTGGTGCGTCCAGACCAGCAGAACGCATTGAAAAGGTGCGTCCGGACAACCGTTATTTCACGGATGAAAAAAGTGCTCTGGGGAGCGACGTTTTCCGCAATGCCAGCGCCACCGGCCTGAAACCGTCCGTAGTGAAGAAAGGCGAGAATCAGTATGCCGTTGAAATGGATAATCCTGCGTTCTCTGAAGATGTGGCAACGGAGACCATTAACACTCTGGCTGACGGAGAGCGTATTACTGATGCTGATCCGATGGAACAGCCCGCGTTCATGCGTGACCCGCGATTCCGTGGTTTTACGGGGGATGATACAGAAGTGCAGGCCCGTCTTGCCCGTGGCAACGCGCCGACGGCGGAAGAACTGGTGCGTTCCCAGATGGCTGAAGGTGATGCCGGTCCGACAGCACAGGAGTTAACTGAGCGTCCACGCCTTCCCGCTCCCGGCGATATTCATCCCGGACAGGGATATCCGTTACCAGGAGAAGTGGCGCGTACGCCGGATGAAAATCAGGCCGGACGTGGTGGTCGTTTTACCACAACCGGTGAGGTGAAGGGCCAGAGTTTCCAGAAAGGACGTGCGCAGGCACCGGAAAATGCCGCTGGTCGCCAGGGGGAAATACTGGAGGGCGAAACAGTTCGTCGTGGTCTGCCGTCACCGGATGAGCAGAACGCCACAGCACCAGTGCGTGAAGGACTTCCTGCACCTGAAAGTCAGCGTGGGGTTGATATGCCACAGCCTGAATCACTCCCTCGTATGGTTCGTGACTCCCTTCCGGAACTGGCACAGCAGGCAGAAGCACGCAGACAGACCGGGGATAATCGCCAGACCATAACCGATGTTCCGGATACTGAGGTGCCGGTGCCGGTAGATAAACCGAGCACTCACCAGCAGGTGCGTGGTGCGAAAATTGAAGACTTTGGCGAGGAGATTAAGGGCGCGGCAAAACACCGTTATGCGCAGCTTGCTGAAGCTATGGGTAAAACGCTGGAGGATGGGGAGTACGCGACACAACCACTGAGCAAACTGTTTCCAAAGCCGGATTATGCCCGTCTGGAAAAAGAAGGTGTGGATAGTGACACGCTGGCAATGATGGCGTTGTATCGCAGTGAAATTCCCACCAGAACAAGCCGTAACATGCAGAAATGGATCAGCATTGTTAAAAGCGGTCGCGAAGCTACTGCCGGTATGCTGGAGGGGAAAATTCCGGCAGCGAAACTGGCTGATATGATGGACAGTAAGCCGGGGTTACGGAGCATGTCGGATACCTGGAAACTGCTCCGTACGCTTTCTGCATTGCAGATTGATAAAGCATCCGGCTATCGTGTCAGGTCCGGTGTTTATTCGTTTGTCGGGGGAAAACGTTACGATCCGCCGCAAATGATGTATTCGCTTCGTGATAGCAAGGGGCGCGACCTCTTTTTCTCGGAAAGCCGGGATGAGTTACTGAAAAAGGCGAAAGCATATTTCGATGAACAAGGCTCCAGAGAAAGGGAAACGCCAGCAACCTCTGCTGATGACAGAATAACCTTTGACGTGTACCGGCATAAGGCCAGTGGCGACATTTTTATCGGTTATGGCAAAAACAGGCAGAAACTGAAGGGCGGTTTTGAGTCTGCCCGTGATGCACATGATTATGTGCGCACACATCGTGATGAGCTGGTTAATCAGGTGAAGGCGCTGCGTGAAGTCTCGCGTGAGGAGCAGCGTAACGCCACCAACCGCGATCGTACCGGACCAGAACGCCGCAAGGGGGATGTTTCGCCGGAGCAGTTCAGTGATGCGTTTGGTTTTCGTGGTGTGCAGTTTGGTAATTATGTGGAAAGTCCGCGTCGTCAGGCTGATTTGAACCGGGCTTATGACTCGCTGCATGACCTGGCTGACGTGCTGAACGTGCCGACAAAAGCGCTTTCTCTGAACGGTCGTCTTGGGCTTGCTTTTGGTGCCCGTGGTAAGGGTAAGGCGGCGGCACACTATGAGCCGGGTGAGGTGGCAATCAACCTGACAAAAGGTAACGGACCGGGGGCGCTGGCCCACGAATGGTTCCATTCACTGGATAATTATTTTGGTCGTTATGATGTTTCCACTGACGGGAAGATCACGTCAGGTGGCGACTATATGACGGAAGCACAGCGTGCCGGGCGCGTATTTAAAGACGGCAGGTATGTTGATGCGGAATATCCGGTACGTCAGGAGGTTTACGACGCGTTTAAAGGCGTGATGAAAGCCATTAACAGCAGTGACATGTTGCGTCGTTCTGAACGCCTGGATGGCGTTCGTTCAAAACCGTACTGGTCAACGGATGTTGAAATGGCGGCGCGAGCCTTTGAGCGTTATGTTCAGGATAAAGCGCGTATGGCTGGCGTGGAGAATGATTATCTGGTCAATATCCGTAAGGCGGATGACCATGGACAGCCGGACACCTACGCTTATCCGACGAATGCAGAACTGGATGGCGGTATTCGTGAGGCATTCGATCACTTGTTCCGAACACTGAAAACCCGTGAGACGGACAAGGGAGTTGCGTTTTATTCCCGTAAGGGCGTGACCCGCACACCTGAAGGCAATCTGATTTCGGATGTTAACCGTAGTGCGGAAGCCAAAGGCAGTCCGGTCCCGCAGGTTGAAGCTGTTGCCCGTGGCGTGATTAGTGGCATTAAGGACAGTGACCTGAAGGTCCGCGTGGTGAAGTCACAGAAAGAGGCTGAAGCACTGGCGGGGGAATCATTCGACGGTTACGGCAAGGTGCACGCGTTCTATCGTCCGGATAAACGTGAAATTGTCCTGGTGGCGGATAACATCCCTGACGGGCGGACCGTTCGCGAGAAGTTACGTCACGAGATTATTCACCATGCAATGGAGCATGTAGTCACGCCAGCGGAATATCAGACGATTATTAAGACCGTGCTGAAAACCCGTGACAGTGATAACGCCACCATCCGTGAAGCCTGGCGTAAGGTTGATGCGTCTTATGGTAAGGAATCACCGGAAGTGCAGGCGGGTGAATTTCTGGCGCATATGGCAGAGAAGCAGCCGATTAAATTCGTGGCGGCATGGGAGCGTGTTGTTGCCCTGGTCAAAGGGGTACTGCGTCGTACGGGGTTACTGAAGCCGACGGAACTGAACGATATCAGACTTGTTCGCGAAACTATTCGCACGTTAGGCCAGCGTGTGCGGGAAGGTTACACGCCGCGTGAGGATGGCGCGGACGCATCGTCTCAGTACTCCCGTAGCGGTAAGCCTGATCCGTTCAAAGTGCCGGAAGGTGAGGGCGAGCGTTATCGTGATGACCTTGCCAGAATGATGAAGTCTCTGCGCTCAACGGATTTAACGGTAAACATCGGGCGTACGCCGCCGGTATTGCGTCACCTTGGCGCACCAGATTTGCCGCTGGTTATCTCCCGCGACACTGTGCGTAAGGCCACCAATGGTGTGAAACATGTGGTGCCGATGGATGTTATCGAGAGACTACCGGAACTGATGCACGATCCGGATGCAATTTACCGTTCCGCGACAGAAAGAAACGCGGTTGTGATGCTGCTTGATGCCGTGGATAAAAATGGTGATCCGGTGGTGTCAGCGGTACACATGAAGGCTGTCCGGTCGCGCCTGGAAATCAACAAGGTGGCATCTGTTTACGGTACGGAAAACGGGAAAAAACTGAAGAGTATGGAAATGACCGGTTTAACGTTGTACCGGAGAGAAAAATTAAGCCGCGATAACCTTCTGCACAGAGGGCTCCAATTGCCCAAAGGGGAACATTCTTATCGCGGCTCTGTTGATAAAATACTCTATCCTGAAGATATTCGCAAGGGGCCGTATTACTCCCGCACCAGCAGTCTGACGCCGGAAGAGACAATTGCATCCCGTTTTGTTCGCCAGATGCAGGATAAATTCCAGGTGCTGAAGGCGGTGCAGGAGAATATCCGTAAAACTGGCGGAAAAATAGATGACAGCAATAACGCCTATATGGCTGAAGAACTCTTCCACGGGAAGGCGGAAAACGACCTGAACGTAATGAAGGAGCGCTACGTTCAGCCGCTGGCCAAATTGCTGGCGGACTACAAAATTGCGCAGGCCGATCTGGATGAGTACCTCTACGCCCGTCACGCGCCGGAACGTAACGTGCATATTGCGAAAATCAACCCGAAAATGCCGGACGGCGGTTCGGGGATGACCAACGCGGAAGCGGCGGAAATCATGCAGCGTGTGCGTAACAGCGGCAAACAGGCACAGTATGACCGTCTGGCAGGGATTATTGACGATATGCTGGCCCGTCGCCGTGAGATTATCCGTGAGGCAGGACTGGAAGAGAGCGGCGTGGTGGATGCCTGGCAGAAAGCCTACCGTTACTACGTCCCCCTGAAAGGGCAGGATGTTGACGGTGTGGTGTCACAGCCACGTACAGGCAAGGGATTCACCATCGGCGGGCGGGAAAGTAAGCAGGCCATGGGGGGTGCATCCCGCGCCCCGTCTCCTTCCACTCAGGCGATACAGGATTTGAGTGAATCGCTGATCCGCAATCGCAAAAATGAAGTGGGTAACGCCTTCCTGAAACTGGTACAGGATAATCCCGACAAGGATTACTGGCAGGGATTCACTGATGACAGACCGGATACAATGCGTGTGATTGCAGAGCGCAAGGACCAGGAAACTGGTGAAACCATTCGCGAAGTTGTCGAGCGCCCTGTGCCGATGGCAATGATGGCGGATCGCTACTTCACCACCAAAAAGGACGGCAAAACTTACTACATTAAACTTCATGATCCGCGCCTGATGCGTGCGATGAAGAACATGGGGCCGGAAACCAGTAACGCCGTAATCCGTACGCTGGGGAAAGTTAACCGCTTCCTGGCAACGGTGAACACGTCGTATAACCCGGAATTTCTGGTCAGTAACTTCATCCGTGACGTGCAGACTGCGGTGATGAACCTGAAGGCTGAGCAGGGAAGGAGCGACGGTAAACTGAAAGAGCTGGATAACTTATCCGCGCTGGCTGTGGTGAAAGACAGCCGTTCCGCCATGTCAGCCGTATACGCAAGTCTGCGGGGTAAAACCCTCACGGGCAAAGGCGCACAGTGGCAGAAAGTGTGGAAAGAGTTTGTTGAGGACGGAGGTAAAACCGGCTGGTTTAACATGGGTGACCTTGAGGGCCAGCAGAAGGAAATGGATCGCCTTGTGTCGCTGGCGAAGGGCGGATGGAAAGGCCAGAGTATCGGTGCATGGCATTCGTTCCTGAACCTGGTCGAGGATGCCAACGGCGCGGTTGAAAACGCTCTGCGTCTTTCTGCCTATAAACACGCCCGTGATGCCGGTTTGTCACGCCAGCAGGCGGCGTCTCTTGCCAAAAACATGACGGTGAACTTTAACCGTCGTGGTGAGCAGGGGATGCTGATGAACTCGCTGTACATGTTTGCCAACGCCAGCATTCAGGGGACCGCAAACCTGGTGAGAACGCTCGGACATCTTAATGGCGACGGGCCGTTACTGGAGCGCCTTCGCTGGAAGAATCTCAATGTACCGCAGAAAATCGTGCTTGCAGCTGTGGGAGCGGGTTATCTGCTTGGCTCGCTTAACCGCAGTGTGGCGGGTGAGGATGATGACGGGGTTAACTGGTACGACAAAGTACCGTCTCATGTGAAAGAGCGTAACCTCGTCATCATGAAATCGATGTTCGGGGGCAAGGCCGGTGAGTACTGGAGTATTCCTCTGCCTTACGGGTACAACGTGTTCTTCCTGCTTGGTCATACAGCTGAAGGTGTGGCAGCGGGCGACCTGACTGCTTCACGTGCTGCCGGTAATGTTGTCGGCGGTATCCTGGGGGCATTCAGCCCGATCGGCAGCGAGACGTCGGAAACGTTGTCGGGGGCATTGCTGAAAAATGCAGCACCGACAATTCTGCGTCCGTTTGCGAATCTTGCCATGAACGAAAACTTCATGGGGGCGCAGATTTACCAGGAGAACATGCCGTTTGGTACACCAAAACCTGACAGCCAGCTGGGAAGACGTTCAACGCCAGAAGCGTACAAGGCGTTTGCATTCTGGCTGAATGCGTTCTCAGGTGGCAGCCAGTATCGTCCCGGCGCGGTGGATATCACACCGGAATCGCTGAAATTCTGGATTGACTATATCTCCGGAGGGACAGGGCGCTTCATTTCCAAAACCACGGATGCGGCGGTGAAATCGCTGAATGGTATTGATATACCGGAACAGCAGGTGCCCTTCCTGGGGAAAATTTCGGGTGAGGTGATGCCGTATGCAGACCAGCAGAAGATGTACGACCGGATGACAGAGGTTGCGCAGTATCACGCAGAGCTGAAGAGTCTGACCGGTGCAGAAAGAACGGCGTTCATTGACGAGAACAACGGAAAATTGTTGATGAACGGGCTTATGCAGGATACCCGGAAGAGACTGAAGGATTTGCGCAAACAGCGCGATGCCATTTATGCCGACAGTTCTCTCAGTCTGGCGCAGCAGGCGGCGATGGTGAAATCGGTAGAGCGGGATATGAAGGTTGCCGTGGATCGGTTTAACCGCGAGTACAACAAAAAAGTGGGAGTGGATTAACAGAAATGGCCCCGTACGGAAGTGCGGGGCTGATTAAGAAATAAACACACATTAACCTGTAATAACCGGAGCTATTAACATATAGTCAGAAAGAGTATTTCATGTGAGACAGAGAGCCGATTTATGTTTAATGAAGAAAAAGTTGCGCAAATGGCAGCGTATTTGCTGAAAAAGCATGGCGGATCTATGCGTTTCATTAAGCTGATGAAGCTGATGTATCTCTCTGACCGCAAAGCAATGGAGTCTTTAACCGGGAAGGGGAGAGGTTTGAATGCTCCCCCACAATTCCCCGGCATCAAATCTCCATGCAGGTGAACTATTTTACCCCCAGCGGCAAATCGCAAAAACAATCAGTGCGATCGAAATGGCAGCCACTACAATTGCAAATGCTTCAGGCTAGGTCATTGGCGTACCTCCTTCGGCGGTTCTGGTAGCGGCATCCAGTGGGTTACTTCTTTGAGATGCAGGTCTTCGCCATCACCGTCATCCCAAGTGGGATTGCCATCATTAAACCAGTCGCCATATACGCCGACCTGAGTGTTGGGGATGCTTGGTGGGTAGTTGTTTTTAAAGTCAGCTGCTAACACATAGTATTGTCGCTCTCCCATTTCTGGCATTCGATCACTACAGCTTATCCAACCATCCGGAGTTACCGGAGAGCTGGTTGACGCTTCCGGGATTTTCCGAAAATTATTGGTTGACGAATCTTTATTTTCCCGAAAGTTTCCGGACTGAAGCATGGCGGCGCGGCAGGCGTTCCATATTTCGGCAGCAATATCGCGCTCGCTATCGGTTAATTTGTACGTGGAAACATAGCCAGAGAGCATTTCTACGTTTTCCGGAGTTGCTTCTTCCGGCACTACCGGCGCTGGCGGGGCGATGCGTCCAAGCAACTTATTTACCTCTTTCGCCATCGCGTCATATTTATCTAAATGGCGATTAGCTTCTAAGCAGACTCGGCGCATCTGATCTGAGTTAACTCGTTTAACTGGATCTGCTTCCAGCGATGCCAGCGCAATCCGTGCCAGTTTTAGATCTCGTGCAACCATCTCAATAACAACTTTGCAGTCCGCACCTTCTTTGCTAACACGTCCTTTCAAGTTTTCCAGATAACTAACGCTTTCGCGTGCATGGGAGATTAACTGTTCTTTGGTAAAGGTGGTCATTAGGCAGCTCTCTCAATAACAAGCAATTCGTCGTAGTCATAATCAGTTTCGGAACCATCCGTACCGAACAGAGTCACTTTGTCATTTTCCATCCAAAAAGATTTAACCGCACATTGTTGACCTTTAGATGTTATGAGCACATCACCAGGGATTACGTCTTCAGCGCGAACCTCTAGTGTTCTCATCGTGCTGCCCCCTCTTTGGTGAAAATGCCTGCTGCAATGCTGTTTATGATGCTGTCAGTGCATGGAGTAGAAAGCTGGGCATCTCCAGCAATTTTCATGACCTCAACATCCGCATATCGAATACCGAGGTGTATCAGACCGGCTATACCTGACTTAAGTCGAACATTTTCCATAAACAGATCTTTTTCCCGCTGTTTAGCGGCTTCCAACTCCATCGACAATTTTTCCAACTGCTCTTTATGCTTCTTGTATTCCTGATACGCGTGCCAAGACTGACCTTTGCGCACACTATCAGTGATATCAGCAACCTGCTCCGGTGTTAGCGTGGTCAGTGGCTGTGCTGGAAAAATCATCACTTTCCCGGCATCCCAATCAAAACCCGCCTGAATTGACTGAACCTCAACTGATGGTGTTGAACCGATGCGACCAGGCGAATGAACAACGATCGTTACATCCATATCGCGACGATGGCTGTGGTTGTTGGACAAAATACGATTCACCAACTCAGAAAATTTGGAAAATTTCATGCTGATCCCTCTTTCTCTCCCCGGATAATTCTGTTGCACACATCCACACACTCGTCGCAGATGAAAACGGCGTTCCCAGCAATTAACTTTTTGACGGCGTACTGGGATTTGTTGCAGAAGCTGCAACAAAGTGTTCGCCTGACTGATAAGGATGGAGCGCCAGATGTCAGCCGCTCCATATCGTTCTTGCGACGCAATATCACACGGCTGAACTCAACCAGTTTCTCCGGGGATATCTCCTCCTCCGTAGCAAGCGCCTCTAATCGTTCGAGTATGTGGAAGGCTTTTTTCTGGGTAATTGCAGAATGCGATGTGGTCATCTCACTCTCCTTTGATGCGAATGCCAGCGGCGCGGGAATCATTCCATCGCTTTACTTCTTCACGAATTACGTCAATGCATTCTTTCGAATCCATTAGGTAATCTTCATCAAAAAGACGTTCCTGTTCGTTTTCTATCGCAACAATGATTGCTTCAACTAACTTTTGTGCCTGAGAATCACTTTCTAACTCTGCTATGCGCTTACTTCCATCCGAGATAACGCCCTCGTAATACTCACGCTGCTCGTTGAGTTTTGATTTTGCCAACTCCAGTTGTTTTGTTAGTTCCGCAATACGGCAAACATCGTTGATACGCGTTTCCTCTAATGCGTTGATCTCATCCAACAATGCCAGCGCGATATCTGGCGAAAAGTGCTTCATAAAATCGTTAAGCGCATTAATTCGCTGATCGAAAGGCATTACAGGTGCTTCACCAGCAATTTTTGTTTTTTCAGCGATTTCACGAAGCTTTTGATAATCAATCTTGCTCACTGGTTGCCTCCTTTGCTGGGCTTTCGAATGTATCAAGCTCAAACAACTTAACCACGTCATCAAACAGGACATAATCACCATCAGGATCTTCAGTCATATCTGCGCCACAATCCTGACCGCACGAGTCGCAACCATCCATATCAAGCTCGTATCGCTTCAGGTTTGCGATATTTGATAAATTCAGCGCCAGTACAGCCAGGTCATAAACCTCTTCGGCAGTGACATCGCTGTTCAGTCCCATTTCATGGCGATATATGATTTTTTCTACACGTTGTTTTGTGATCGTCATTTTTCTCTTCACTCCGATATACAAGGATTACTACGCCCCCTCTGCTGATTGCGCGAGCTGGATCCCCTGGTTCCATGCTGTCAATCCCGAAGGCTTCGAAAAATGCATCCATTGCCTTCTGGCGTTGCTCCTGCTTACGGCGTTTATTCCATTTTTTCATGAACAACAGTGACAGCCATCGTCCGCTGCAGAACATGATGTAGAAATAACCAAGGAGCGCCAGGCCGGTGTTCAGGGCTGTATCGATCGTTATCGTGGTGTTGATGTTCACTTCACACCTCTCTGTTTGTTGATAAGTTCAATATCCTGCTGGCAACTGGCGCAAGCTCGGCATCCACGAACAGCCAGGCGTCGCCGCTCATCTATCGGATCGCCACACTCGCAACAATGAGTAGCAGATGGGGCATTACTATCGGATTTGTATTTTTGCAGGGAGAGATTGCGCTGCAATTCTTCGATTTCAGCGGCATTGTCGATGATATCTGCCATTTTCCTTTCCTTCAGGCATGAAAAAAGGAGCCGAAGCTCCTTTGGTTTCAGAATTCAAATTGTCTTGCCCGCAGACTTTTCAGCATTGGCATGGCCCGCTGGATAACGGAACTTGACATGTCGAGATGTGTTACCTCCCTTAGTAGCGCGTCTCTGTTCTTCGTCACCATGTAGATGGTCTCAAACGCAATGTCATACAGCTTGTTCGTGTATGAGGAGTTCAGCTCTTTCATAATGGGATACAGGTGTTTGCTGATGTCCTGGGCTTTTTCCATCCAGAGCTGCATGTAGCAAAGGAGGATGATTTCCTCGGCTGTGAATTGCGGCTGTGGTTCTGCTTGTACTGGCTGAATGTTGCGAAGTTTCTTTTCGCACTCGATGAAGTAACGGCGGATCTGGCGACCTTTTTCGTTACGTTCAACCATCGCAAGCTCTTTGGCTGTGTCGAGGGTGAGGTGGTATTCCTTGCGGTTGTGACCGCCTCTACCTTTTGCTTGCCAATTTTGGCAAGCAATCACAAAATCTTGATTTTCAACGAATCCATATTCACCCAGCCTGTCCTTGATCCAGTGAGCAAACATTTTACCAATACCAAGAAAAGCGTGCAGATTGCGAGCATTGCAAAGTAAAACTGGTTCGTTGTTGATGGTTCCATCGAAAACGGGAATGAGTTGATTAGTCATAATTATGACTCCTGACGTTTTAGTATTGACTGCCACCTTAGTGGGGGGGCGGGCTTCAACTACCGCGTCAGACGGCGGAGCGTATTTCCCGAAAGGGTATTGTATTAGGCTCTCTCGACCCGCCATTGATATGGCGATACCTGTAAACAGGCATAAAAAAGCCGCAAAGCTATCGGGTGCGGTTGACCGCTGACGTTGTAGTGCGGTCAGTATGCGATAGCTCTGGCGGATTTGTCAAATCGTGCAGTAACATCCTTTTCTTCCTTTTCTTCCTTTTCTTCCTTGCCATTTCTCAATGATGACAAAGGGTGGATTCGGATTGGTATTGGGACAAAAGTGAGACACACAAAGCTTTGCACCGGCTTACAAAGCTTTGCATGTTTTTCAATGTTGGGACGTGTGAGCGCAGAAATGACGGGCTATCTAATTGATTTTAAACGATACGTAACCAACTTTAAAATCTTTGCACGCCAGTTCGCAGGTTTTACAGCCAGTACAGCGGCTGGAATCGATAAAAAATCCATATTGTGTGGTCATGGGCTACTCCTTAAACCTTTTCGATCTGGACAAGATTGCTGTGCGACGGGTTTCCCTTTGCCAGCGGTGAAGGGCGGTGAGAGGTCAGAATATTGATACTGCCGCCGTGATCGACCCGGTCACCAAACATATCCGCTTTAAGCCACGCACCTTGCCCGATGGCGGTAACGCCAGGCAGAATACGCGGAGTCACTTTTGCGGCAATCAGCATTTCTCCATTATTGTTAAATACCCGCACGGTATCGCCATGACGGATACCGCGTGCCTGAGCATCAATGGGGTTGATCCACACCTCTTGTGGGCAGGCCTGCTGTAACACATCAATATTGCCGTAGCTGGAGTGGGTACGCGCTTTGTAATGGAAGCCCGTTAACTGCAGTGGATAGGTTTTCCGCAGGGGATCGTCCCAGCCATCAAAACCTGGGGTATACGCAGGAAGGGGATGAATAATTTCATCTTTTTTCAATTCCCAGGTATCTGCAATCTTCGCCAGTCGTTCAGAATAAATTTCGATTTTCCCCGAAGGTGTTTTCAACGGGTTTGCCTGTGGATCTTCACGGAATGCGCGGAAAGCGACGTAGTGTTCTTCCGGGCATTTTTTCTTAAAGATCCCGGTCGTTTTCATCTCCTCGTAGTCGGGCATCTCAGGGTTACGTTCCTTCGTTTTCGCATGGAGATATTTGATCCATTCATGCTGACTGCGACCTTCAGTAAAGGTTTGATAAACGTCTGGTCCTAAGCGTTTGGCGACTTCACTCAGCATCCAGTAGATGGGTTTGCGTTCAAATTTTGCTGAGGTTGCGGGTTGGGCGAGGATCACATAGCCCATATTCCCTGCAGATTCATGAGAGATAAGGTCTTCTTGCTCTGTTGGCATCAGGTCGGGCAACAGGATATCGCAATACTTAGCCGAGGCCGTCATGAAGTGGTCAATGCCAACAATCATCTCGCACTTGCTGTCATCCTGAAGCACCTCATGGGTGTGATTGATGTCGCCATGTTGATTGATCAATGTGTTACTGGCGTAGCACCATAAAAACTTGATGGGGACATCCAGTTTTTCTTTTCCACGAACACCATCACGGGTCGCGGTCATTTCCGTACCATGGTCGATGGCATCTGTCCATGTAAAGACGGAAATCTGCGTTTTAACAGGATTCTCGAGCATCGGGAACCATTCTACCCCCAGATCCCAGCTACCTTCGCGTACGCCTGAGTTGCCGCCGTTTATGCCGACGTTGCCGGTGAGAACGGAAAGCATGGCAATAGCGCGGGATGTTTGCTCGCCGTTGGAATGTCGTTGTGGCCCCCAACCCTGACAAATATAAGCAGGTTTTGCTGAACCGATCTCTCGTGCCAACTGGATAATTTTTTCTGCCGGGATGCTGGTGATTTTTGCTGCCCATTCCGGCGTTTTAGCTATGCCGTCAGGCCCTTCGCCCAGAATATAGGCTTTATAATGCGCGTTACGTGGTGCGTTGGCGGGCAGCGTTTTTTCATCGTAACCAACACAATATTTGTCGAGAAATGGCTGATCGACCATGTTTTCAGTAATCAGTACCCAGGCAATCGCACAGGCCAGTGCGCCATCGGTGCCAGGGCGAATGGGCAGCCATTCATCTTCACGCCCGGCAGCAGTGTCGTTATAACGTGGATCGATGACGCTCATGCGTGCGTTTGAACGTTCGCGGGCTTGCTCGACGTAGTAAGTGACACCACCGCCGCTCATCCGCGTTTCTGCCGGGTTATTTCCGAACATAACGACCAGTTTCGTATTGGCGATATCATCCGGGCTGTTGCCATCATTGGCACCGAACATATAACTCATTGCGGCACTGATCTGTGCGGTACTGTAGCTGCCATAGCGACTGAGAAAACCACCGCAAGAGTTCATCAGACGGTACGGGACGTTTGAGTTGGTGATGTTTCCGCCATCTACGCCTGTTCCGTACAGGACATGTACAGCCTCATTGCCGTAATCTTTCAGGATCCGCCGAAGATTATCACTGATGGTATCCAGGGCTTCGTCCCAACTTATCCGTTCAAATTTACCTTCACCGCGCTTGCCGACGCGCTTCATGGGATATTTCAACCTATCAGGATGATTCATCCGTCGGCGGATAGAGCGCCCGCGTAAACACGCTCGAACCTGATGATTACCGTAGACGTCGTCACCTGTCGTATCAGACTCCACCCAGTACACGGTGTCATCTTTCACATGCAAACGTAACAGACAGCGGCTCCCGCAGTTAACGGTGCAGGAACTCCAGACCGCTTTCTCTTCTACCGGAGCCTCTGCCGCCCGGACCATTTGGGAAAATGGCAGAGTGAAAGCACTGCTTGCCAGCGCAAGACTGCCAAGTGCGGAGGTTTTCATCAGACTTCTACGGCTGATTTCAGCCTTCATGAGCGCCTCTGTGGTATGGATTTTCATCATTACTCACTTATTGCTTTTCAAACAAAATGTCATGCCAGAATTTATGGTTGTCGTGGGTTATATTTTTTCGATCTCGACCAGATTAGTGTGCTGCGGGTTTCCCTTCGCCAGTGGTGAAGGGCGCAGAGTGGTTAGCGTATTCACACAGCCGCCATGGTCGATTTTATCGCCAGACATATTGGCCTCGTGCCAGGCTCCCTGGCCCATAGCGCTAACTCCAGGGAGAATACGTGGTGTTACTTTGGCTGGTAGCCGAACTTCGCCACGATGGTTAAACACCCGCACCATATCGCCGTTGGCAATCCCACGTTTCTGCGCATCTATAGGGTTGATCCACACCTCCTGACGGCAGGCAGCCTTCAGGAGATCAATATTGCCGTAGGTCGAGTGAGTACGGGATTTGTAATGGAAACCAAACAGTTGCAGTGGGAAGGTTCTACGTTCAGGGGAGTTCCAGCCTTCAAAGGTTGAGGCATAAACTGGCAATGGGCTTATCACTTCATCTTTTTCCAGTTCCCAGGTACGGGCAATTTCCGCCAGCCTGCTGGAATAAATTTCAATCTTACCGGAAGGCGTTTTAAGTGGATTTGCCTCGGGGTCGTCACGAAATGCTTTGTAGGCGACAAAATGGCCATTGGGATCTTTACGCTTATAGATACCCATTTTTTTCAGTTCGTCGTAAGACGGTAACGCCGGATCTTTGGCAAGCATTTTGGCGTACAGATGTTGTAACCATTGTTCCTGCGTGCGACCTTCTGTGAACTTTTGATAGACGTCAGGTCCAAGACGTTTCGCGACTTCACTCAGGATCCAGTAAATCGGTTTGCGTTCGAATTTTTCGCTGGTGACAGGCTGGAGGAAAATGAGATATCCCATGTTACCGGCGTAGTCGTTAGGAATAATATCTTCCTGCTCAACGGTCATCAGGTCTGGCAGCAGAATGTCGGCATATTTTGCCGATGAGGTCATAAAGTTTTCGATGACCACAATCATTTCGCATTTCGATTCGTCCTGCAGAATTTCATGCGTTTTGTTGATGTCAGAATGCTGATTAACGAGGGTATTTCCCGCGTAGTTCCAGATGAACTTAATGGGCACATCCAGTTTATCTTTGCCGCGGACGCCGTCGCGGATTGCCGTCATTTGCGGACCATGATCGATAGCATCTGTCCAGCTGAAGCAGGAGATTGACGTTTTGACCGGATTATCCAGCACCGGCAGGCGTTCTATGGTAATGGTATAGGTCGATTCACGCGCGCCACTATTTCCGCCGCTGATGCCGACATTGCCCGTCAAAATAGGTAACATAGCAATAGCGCGTGCAGTCAGTTCGCCGTTTGCCTGGCGTTGTGGCCCCCAGCCCTGGCAGATATAAGCGGGTTTTGCTGTGCCAATTTCACGCGCCAGTTTGATGATACGGTCCTCCGGGATACCGGTAATTTGCGAAGCCCACTGCGGCGTTTTCGCTGTTTTATCGTCACCTTCACCAAGAATATAGGCTTTATAGTGACCATTTTTGGGTGCATCTGCGGGTAAGGTTTTTTCGTCATAGCCGACGCAGTATTTATCGAGAAAAGGTTGATCAACGAGATTTTCGTTAATCAATACCCAGGCAATACCCGCAACCAGCGCGGCATCGGTGCCCGGGCGAATAGGGAGCCATTCGTCTTCACGACCGGCAGCCGTATCGGTATATCGCGGATCGATAACAATCATTTTGGCGTTCGATTTCTCGCGCGCTTTTTCAAGAAGATAAGTGATGCCACCACCGCTCATGCGGGTTTCTGCCGGGTTGTTACCAAACATCACGACCAGCTTGCTGTTTTCAATATCCGTGGTGCTGTTGCCATCATTACTGCCGTAGGTGTAGGGCATGGCACAGGAAATTTGCGCAGTGCTGTAGGAGCCATACTGGTTGAGTGAACCGCCGTAGCAGTTCATCAGGCGTTTGACCGCCGAGGCTGATGGCGAAGAGCGGGTCATATTGCCGCCAACGATCCCCGAAGAGTACTGAATATATACAGCCTCATTGCCATATTGTTCGACGGTTTTCTTCAGGCTACTGGCGATAGTATCCAGGGCTTCATCCCAGCTAATCCGTTCGAATTTGCCTTCGCCGCGTTTGCCCACGCGTTTCATTGGGTAATTCAAGCGATCGGGATGATTAATACGCCGGCGGATGGAGCGACCGCGCAAACAGGCGCGTACCTGATGGTTGCCGTACTCATCGCTGCCGGTATTGTCAGTTTCCACCCAGGTCACTTCATTATCTTTAACATGTAGACGAAGTGCACAGCGGCTACCACAGTTGACGGAACAGGCACCCCAGACCACTTTTTCGCGGGCCTGTTGTACCGCTGCTGCTGCATTGCGCAGGGTAAACGGCAAAGAAAAACCGCCTGCAGCCAGCGCCAGAGAACCTATCGCGGTAGATTTAACGAGTGTTCTGCGGCTGATGCCCACCATTCGTTCATTTTTGGACATAACTCACTCCCTGTTCTTTATCGTTATATAAAAGTTTATATATTGAATATTTAGCGCGCTAACAATAGAGGGAGTCTACCCATTTTGGGTTAAGAATTATTAATCCATATCAATAGAAGGGTATGAGTAATAAGGTGGGATTATGTTGTATGTTCAAATCGCCGGATTTGTCATATCCGGCGTTCAGTCGATAATGTGTTACTGCGGTTCGGCAGGCGCGCCATCCTGGCTAGACTGCGCGGGAGCAGAGACGTTACCGCTGGTGGTGCGGGTATAGAGAATTTTATGCGTATCATTAGCGCAATGGCCGACGACCTGGGAATCAGGCTGATCAACCTGGTCATTGGGTACAATACTTAACGTGAAGCTGCTTTCGGGTACGCCATTATTGATAATGCGCTGTGATATATCGCTCTGTATGCGCTCACAGGATCCCGGCGCGGCGAGTACCGCGGGTGAGGCGAGGGCGAGCAGAAGCGCGGCACAGCAGGTTGAGAGTTTCATCATAAGCTCCTTACGCGAAGATAACTTCTTTAAGCATAGCATTTAACGTGTAAAGTACTGTATTTGCTACTATGATTGAGAATCATCTCTACTCTCTGGTGACTGTTGTGAAATACAAATTACTACCATGCTTACTCGCGATATTCCTCACAGGATGTGACCGCACAGAGGTAACACTTTCATTTACCCCTGAGATGGCCAGTTTCTCTAATGAATTCGATTTTGATCCGCTGCGTGGTCCGGTAAAAGATTTCACTCAGACATTAATGGATGAGCAAGGTGAAGTGACGAAACGTGTTTCTGGGACTTTGTCGGAAGAAGGCTGTTTTGATTCACTCGAATTACTGGATCTGGAAAATAATACCGTGGTCGCTCTGGTACTGGACGCCAATTATTACCGTGATGCCGAGACGCTGGAGAAGAGAGTACGTTTACAGGGAAAATGCCAGCTAGCAGAATTACCTTCTGCCGGGGTGAGTTGGGAAACCGATGATAATGGCTTCGTGATTAAAGCCAGCAGCAAACAAATGCAGATGGAATATCGCTATGATGATCAGGGTTATCCGCTGGGTAAAACCACGAAAAGTAACGACAAAACATTATCTGTCAGCGCCACGCCATCAACGGATCCGATCAAAAAATTAGATTACACAGCGGTTACTTTACTGAATAATCAACGGGTTGGTAATGTAAAACAGAGCTGTGAATATGACAGTCACGCTAATCCGGTGGACTGTCAGCTAATCATTGTTGATGAAGGAGTAAAACCCGCCGTCGAACGGGTTTACACCATCAAAAATACGATCGATTATTATTAATGCTATTGTGCGGTCGGCTTCAGGAGAGTCTGACCCGGTGTTTTGTGCTCTGCCAGATACTGATGCTGGAATATACACATGCGAATGGCATTACGATATTGACCATTAATAAAGAACTCGTGCATCAATTCACCTTCAACCGAAAAGCCAAGCTTGCGGTAAATGTGAATCGCTTTTTCATTCTCTTTATCAACGATCAGATACAGCTTATAGAGATTGAGAACGGTAAAGCCATAGTCCATTGCTAATTTGGCGGCACGGGTTGCCAGACCTTTCCCCTGATACTCCGGGGAGATAATTATCTGAAATTCTGCGCGGCGATGAACATGGTTAATTTCCACCAGCTCCACCAGACCGGCTTTTTCGCCGTCACATTCCACCACAAAGCGCCGTTCGCTCTGATCGTGAATATGCTTATCATACAGATCAGAGAGTTCAACAAAGGCTTCGTAGGGTTCCTCAAACCAGTAACGCATCACACTGGCGTTATTGTCGAGTTGATGTACATAGCGTAAATCTTCACGCTCCAGCGGGCGTAGCTTAACACTGTGGGCGCTTGGCATAACGTGTCCTTACATTCCTTAAATCAATAACAGGTTAGGGGGTAATAACGCGGCCAGTTCGACGGTCCAGGCAGCGCAAAGTATTGGGCTCCCAGTAGGCATTGATGTTGGCGCTTTGCTCACATTTATCGCGGTTATCAAAAGCGGCGTCGGCTTTATCCCACTCTTTTTCAGTGCGTTTATTCACTTTCTGGCGCAGATTGCGCGTGTCATTCCATTGCTCTTTTTCCATAGCGGCGTGCTGGCGGCTTTGTGCACTGTCGCCAGACTCAATCACCAGTTTGTTAGTTTCGGCATGAACAGTTGTGCTCAATGCCAGTGCGCAAGGCAGCAGAATAGCGAGCAGGCCGATTCGTTTGCTGAGAGTGATTTTCATAATTCATTCCCTGTATGAATGATTAAAGGTGATTCTACACCATCCACTGCGGACGCAAAACGTACCAGGAGGGTGTTTATATTGATGATATTATGTCGCCCTATAACTATACATGATGTCAATAAGAGACAAAGATGATTAAAACAACGTTACTATTTTTTGCTACTGCGCTGTGTGAAATTATTGGATGCTTTCTGCCCTGGTTGTGGTTAAAACGAAACGCCAGTATCTGGCTGTTGCTTCCGGCGGGGATTTCACTGGCGCTGTTTGTCTGGTTGTTAACGTTGCATCCAGCGGCGAGTGGGCGTGTTTACGCGGCTTATGGTGGCGTTTATGTCTGCACGGCGTTGATGTGGCTGCGCGTTGTGGATGGCGTGAAACTGACTCTTTATGACTGGACGGGTGCGTTGATTGCGCTTTGCGGCATGTTGATCATTGTTGCGGGCTGGGGGCGCACGTAGGAACATAAATCCATTTTATCAATAAGATAAGAGGAAGTGTCAGCTGACAAAAGGTATTCTATTTCATCTTTTGTCAACCATTCACAGCGCAAATATACGCCTTTTTTTGTGATCACTCCGGCTTTTTTCGATCTTTATACTTGTATGGTAGTAGCTCAGTTGCGTAGATTTCATGCATCACGACAAGCGATGCAAGGAATCGAACATGAAGATCGTAAAGGCTGAAGTTTTTGTTACCTGTCCGGGGCGTAATTTCGTCACATTAAAAATCACCACTGAGGACGGTATTACGGGCCTTGGGGATGCCACCCTCAATGGACGTGAGCTTTCCGTGGCCTCTTATTTGCAGGATCACCTTTGTCCGCAGCTTATTGGTCGCGATGCGCACCGTATCGAAGATATCTGGCAGTTTTTCTATAAAGGTGCTTACTGGCGTCGCGGTCCGGTTACGATGTCGGCCATTTCAGCGGTTGATATGGCGCTGTGGGATATTAAAGCCAAAGCTGCCAACATGCCGCTTTACCAGTTACTCGGCGGCGCGTCTCGTGAAGGGGTGATGGTTTATTGCCATACCACCGGTCACAGTATTGATGAAGCTCTGGATGATTATGCCCGTCATCAAGAGCTTGGATTCAAAGCCATCCGCGTGCAGTGCGGAATCCCTGGTATGAAAACCACCTACGGCATGTCGAAAGGTAAAGGTCTGGCTTATGAACCCGCAACCAAAGGACAGTGGCCGGAAGAGCAGCTGTGGTCGACGGAGAAATACCTCGATTTCATGCCGAAATTGTTTGACGCGGTACGTAACAAGTTTGGTTTTAATGAACATTTGCTGCATGACATGCACCATCGCTTAACGCCTATTGAAGCGGCGCGCTTTGGTAAAAGCATTGAAGATTATCGCATGTTCTGGATGGAAGACCCGACGCCTGCGGAAAACCAGGAATGCTTCCGTCTCATTCGCCAACATACCGTCACACCCATCGCAGTGGGTGAAGTCTTCAACAGCATCTGGGACTGCAAACAACTGATTGAAGAGCAACTCATCGATTATATCCGCACCACGCTGACCCATGCAGGCGGAATTACCGGTATGCGCCGGATTGCCGATTTTGCTTCGCTGTATCAGGTACGTACTGGCTCACACGGTCCTTCCGATTTGTCACCAGTCTGCATGGCTGCGGCGCTGCACTTTGATCTGTGGGTCCCCAATTTCGGTGTCCAGGAATACATGGGTTATTCCGAACAAATGCTCGAAGTCTTCCCGCACAACTGGACTTTCGATAACGGCTATATGCATCCGGGAGACAAACCGGGTCTTGGTATCGAATTCGATGAAAAGCTGGCGGCGAAATATCCCTATGAACCTGCTTATCTACCAGTCGCACGTCTGGAAGATGGCACGCTGTGGAACTGGTAAGGAGTAAGATAATGAAAAGCATATTAATTGAAAAACCGAATCAACTGGCGATTGTCGAACGTGAAATACCCACCCCGTCAGCGGGTGAAGTACGAGTAAAAGTGAAACTTGCCGGAATTTGTGGTTCAGATAGCCATATTTATCGTGGGCATAATCCTTTTGCGAAATATCCGCGCGTCATTGGTCATGAATTCTTTGGCGTCATTGATGCAGTGGGTGAAGGCGTGGAAAGCGCCAGAGTCGGTGAACGTGTTGCTGTCGATCCGGTGGTCAGCTGTGGGCATTGCTATCCGTGCTCTATAGGTAAACCGAACGTTTGTACGACACTGGCTGTATTAGGTGTGCACGCTGACGGTGGTTTCAGTGAATATGCCGTGGTTCCGGCAAAAAATGCGTGGAAAATTCCTGAAGCAGTGGCCGATCAATATGCGGTAATGATCGAACCTTTTACCATTGCGGCTAACGTAACCGGACATGGTCAACCGACTGAAAATGATACCGTTCTGGTTTATGGTGCCGGTCCAATCGGCCTGACGATCGTTCAGGTATTAAAAGGCGTCTATAACGTTAAAAATGTGATTGTTGCCGATCGCATTGATGAACGACTGGAAAAAGCGAAAGAGAGCGGGGCTGACTGGGCGATTAATAACAGCCAGACACCGCTTGGCGAGATTTTCACTGAAAAAGGCATCAAGCCGACATTAATTATCGATGCGGCTTGTCATCCTTCTATCCTGAAAGAGGCCGTAACGCTGGCTTCTCCAGCGGCACGTATTGTATTGATGGGGTTCTCCAGTGAACCGTCTGAAGTGATTCAGCAAGGAATTACCGGAAAAGAACTCTCTATTTTCTCTTCACGCTTAAATGCAAATAAATTCCCGATCGTTATCGACTGGTTAAGTAAAGGGTTAATTAAACCAGAAAAATTAATTACCCATACGTTTGATTTCCAGCATGTTGCTGATGCCATTAGTTTATTTGAACAGGATCAAAAACATTGCTGCAAAGTCTTACTCACTTTTTCTGAATAATACCAATAACGGCGAGTAAGTAGTACGCATCTTACCTCTTTTTTAGAGATAACCATTATGACAATAGAAAAACACGAAAGAAGCACTAAGGATTTGGTGAAAGCAGCAGTATCGGGATGGCTGGGCACTGCGCTTGAATTTATGGATTTCAAGAGTCATGCGTGTTAACTATTTGATAAATATTAAATTAATTTTTCATTGCTTCGTTATGGGGCATGGTTGGGGCAAACTCGCTTAACTGTGTATTTAACAAAGCTACCTGTGCATTATTGTTTTCAGACATCCATTTTCCGTATACCTGAAATACCATTTGCGCATCTGCATGGCCCATCTGGTTTGCTATAAATGCCGGGTTAGCACCAGCTGTCAGCGACCAGCAGGCATAAGTATGTCTCGACTGATATGATTTTCGATGGCGGAGTCCGGCACGTTTTATCGCTGCGTCCCACATCTGCCTTATTGAGTCAACGGTAAAATGGTCACCATAATTTTTTACTCTCGCTGACACTTCAGGTTGAAAAACAAAGGTGCATTTTTGTTTTTCTGTTCTGCCATACTCTCTGAGGTGAACATCAATGATATGCTCTTTGCTCAGTCTCGTTAATGTCATCTGACTCCGGAGAGCGTCGATTGCTGGCTTAATAAGATGAATGCCCCGATTGGTTCCCGCCTGTGTTTTTGGTACCGTGAAACGGTCTTTTGCTAAATTTCTCCTGATCATCATTGTTCCATTTTTCAGATCTATGTCCTCCCATCCAAGTGCACACAGCTCACCAGGGCGAACTCCAGTATAAACAGAAACACACCATAAATTTTTTGCTTGCTGATTTCTGCACGCATCGATAAGACGGATAAATTCTTCCCGCGAAAGAGGATCCGGAATGGTTCTTGATTCCTTTAATGGCGAGATCCCCTTAAACGGATTATCTGCCAGGTAACCGTTATCAACACCAAACTGGAACACGGCGTTAAGATTTGTCATGTAATTATTTACAGTTACAGCCGATCTCCCTGGTTGTGTAACAATATAGTTACTTTTGGGGATCTGGTATCCAGTCAGTAACTCTTTACGAACCTCCAGTAATTTTTCTTTATTAATCGATGAGGCAAGATTTTTTTCACCGATTATGCTCAGGATATTTTTGATGACGGCACGGTATGTGTTGAGTGATGTTTTGGCGACTTCAGTTTCTTTCAGTGCCAGAAATTTTTCAGCCAGTTCTTTTATGGTTAAATCTTGTCGGGCCTCACCAAATTTTTCCAGATTGCGTGAGGAGGGAAACTGTTTTGCATAGTCGAAAACACCAGTTTTTATTGCGTAACAAACAGAGGAGCGTAGTTCACCTGCAACGCGCCTGTTTTTTGCTGTGTCAGGAACCCCCAGATTTTCCCTGACTCTTACGTCTTTATAAACAAACCAGATACGTAATTTCCCTCCATGGTTTTCCACGCCTGTCGGATATTTCATTTCAACTTCTCTCATTAGTTAGTGTGGCTTTTAGTCAAGTAAGATGACGTCTTGGTCTCGCTGATGCCTGGCGCTCAATCCAGCGATCAATTTCTTCCAGGTTGTAAAAGCATGGACTGTTATCCCATGGCATACCGTCATGAGCGACATGCTTATATTCCCTTCCTTCCATAAACGATTTTTCCCGGGCCTTTTTTAACGTACCTTTTTTTATTCCTTTCAGCGCAATTAACTGCTCTTCGGATACCCATTTGCCGGGAGAGACAATCATGATTACTTCGCTCATCGATTTCTTTATCTCTTACATCAGACGAGCGCCGGTTGCAGAATACCAGTCACAACCGGCGACAGTTGAACATTAAGAATCAGCCTGACTCGGGATCAGTTTTTGCCAGATAACTGAAACGTATTTTGCCTGGTAACGGGCGTCATCAAGTGCATTATGGCGCTCACCTTCGAATGGAATAGCCGTTCTGGCATCGAAGTCTATGGCTTTCCCCAGCTCAACGATTGTGCGTACATCGCGATCGTTGTAGTAACGCCACGGGCAGGGGATCCCCTGCCGTTCGTATGAACGGCGCAAAATCGTGTTGTCGAAGTTGGCTCCATTTCCCCAAACCTGAACAAAAAATTCACCGGAGTTTTCGTCGATAAATTCTCGCAATTGTAACAGTGCATCATCTAACGGGATTTCATCGGTCATAATGGCAGATTGCGCTTCGCGTGATTGCTTAAGCCACCATTTAATGGTGTCCCGATCAATGACTCCGCCAGCAGTTTCCAGATCGATAGTCTTACTAAATTCCGGTCCCATATCTCCGGTTTGCGGATCGAAAAATATTGCACCTATTGAGATGATCGGGGCATCAGGATTTTTTCCCATGGTTTCAAGGTCGATCATTAGATGGTCACACGTCCTGCTGGTGGATGTGATTTCGTGATGACCGTTCACCTTAATTGGGTGATCTGCCGTCTCGCCAGTTTCATTATCGCTATTGTGATGCTGATTGCCGCCAGTGTTCTCCTTGTGTGGATGTTCAGCGCCTTCCATTTCCTCCGGATCATCTTCCTGAACTTCAACCTGATACTCTTCATCGAATGTTTCTTGGTATGTTGCGTCGCCCATCACCGCGCCACAATCAGGGCAGTTGCCGCCGCCGGTCTGACCGCAGGCGGTGCAGACTTTTTCCACTTCCTGTTGCGCTACTGGTTCAGGCTGTTTCGTTTCTGGCTCGTTTTGTAACGCATTTGGACTGTTTTGTTCCGCTTTTTGGTAGTTCCGTTCCGATTCATGCTGGTTCTGGTTCACAGAATCGCGGGTCTGGAGCCCCTTAACCCATTTCGGATCATTCGGGTCACTAATCCCTTCAACAAATTCACCACGTGATGCAGCAAGCAACTTATCGGCGTCAGGCTGGCTGATATTGGCTGCCTGCATAATTTTGTTTACTTCGTCAGCGGTAACTTTTATCGGCTCTGGTTGTTCTGAATCTTCAGCGGTATCTACATTTTGCGGTAAGCCCGTGTATGTGCCATTTTTTCGGGCAAAATATTCTTCTTTTGTGATTTCAGTGGCGCCAGCAGCCAGTGCCTTATCCAGACCAGAGAGTTTGTTTGCGCGACCGTATTTTTCTCCGTCCTTATCTGCGAAGAGGAAATAGAACGGCCCCTCACGCTCTACAGATGGTTCAGCTTCCGGCGCGGTTTCATTTTTTGGGATATCAGATACCTCAGTTTCCACTGCATCAGTTTGTGTTTCTGATGACTGGAGAACATCAACAGTGTCCAGGTCTGTTTCTTCATTCTCAAACACGCCCTTTGTCGTCAGGTATTCGCAGATATATTTGTTCAGTGCTACGGGATCTTTGTGAATGTCGATCGGACGCTCACGGACAAGGCCAAAAATAGTTTGGCGGTCGTAGCGAAGGGCATCAGGCTGTTTGCGCATTGATGCCGAGATACGCTTCCAGTCTTCGCGGTCGTTGTCGATAACTTCTTTTTTTGCCCAGCGATGGATGCTGCCGTCAATGTTTCCGGCATCCACATCACCAGGCCAGAGAGCGTAGGCCAGTTCGTCATCCAGTGTTTTCCATGTCTGCTTGTATTCGCGATGAATGGCAGCAATGACCGGGCTGATTTTTCCTGTTGAATTTTCAGTGTACTGTTGATTGGCTCTGGCGCGGGCGAGATCAACAACAGACGTGTATTTTCCGGTTTCCTTGCGTTCACCTTCGCGACGTTTTTTCCAGATGCGCATCTCTGCCTGAATTTCGGGCCATTTAGCACCAGGAATACATTTATGCTTAACCCACCCAATGGCGTGCAACTTAAGCTCCGGATACATGGCGTTAACTTCTGGCATTTTCATCAACGCTTCAACGATATGTCCGTCGAATGTTGCCATGTCTTCCTGCAACAATTCCTGTGCGCTAATAACCATATCAACGGTGATGTTTTCACATGTGTCGAACTTAACCATGACAGCGTTCTGTACTTCAGGGGCCAGCTTGTCAAAAGTGACGTTCATCGGATCGGATTCAGTCTCAACCGGGACAAAAGAAGCAGACTCCTCATCCCAGCGGTTTTCCTGCATATATTCAGCATCCCATGAATCGAGGGCAGGGCGGGGTATGCCAGGTTTATCCTCGCAGACAATAAATTTATAAGCGCAGTCCTGAGCAGCCGGATAATGTTCCAGGAATTGCCAGTGAAATTTTGCTCGAGCACGGCGTTCGTCGCCAGCTTCAATGGCTGTGGCTACAGCCACAGCGCCTTCTTCCCTTGTTGCCAGTTCGTCAGGAATAGCGGCGCAAATAAAGACTTTACTCATTTGTTTTAACCTCATGACAGATTTAAGGATGAACAAATCCCTGCCATTGCTGGCATATAAGAATGAAACCGGATATTTATTACGGAACTGTTTTAAAGACCTGCCGGGATTTCGATATTATCCTGGTGAATAACTTTATCGACCGGGTAACAGTTACCGGGAATTTTCTGTTCGGTTGCTGCAGTCATACACTCCTGCATTGTCCTGTGAACACTGACTGCAATATCAACTGGCTCTCCGGAAACAAGAAAAACTGTCAGAACAAGCACAAATGCTGAATTCATTGTGCACATCCTTTTGGCATCAGACGTAAACGAGCCAGCATTGAAACAATGCATATTTTATTTAATAGCTCCCGTTCTTGTTTTCTCTTGTTAATGGCATCTTCAGTAAATACTGGGTTACTGATAGTGACACCAATTTCAAAACAACCTTCAGACGTATTAACGTTTGGTAATAACGTTTTCATTATCGCGTCCTCAACAATGAATTTTGTGATGCAGTGCCTGGTGCCTCCAGGTGACGTTAACCAGTTAACAATTAACGCCGGATACAGAGAATCCACCCATAACACTGTTTTTGGTTTTAACTGTTCCGCGTGCGCTCAGCCGCATTCACCACATCACAAAATTCACTTTAAAAAGGGCGGCAGAGCAGTCACGGAGTAAAACTGATACCGCCAAACGTCACCAGAAAATTGATAACAGAGGGCGTTGCAGCGGGGTTGTCACTTAAGCGTATGGTCAACCTGACAACCCGGTGTCCTCAACGGGGAAGGAATAACCCCGCCATACTTACCGCCGCGCCATTTCGCGGGTTGCCACAACCGGAAGCGCACGGTCGACGAAAATTTAACGACAGGCTATCTATGAACCAGCTACCTCGCCGTGCGCTTTCGCGTTATGGTCTGACTTTTCAGGGAAATATCCTTTCAGTAAACTGTCAGTTCCGGATGCGCACCCGTGTCCGGCGCACGCACTCCACCTCACCCGTGGAGAACTCCTTAATTACTAACCTTAGCTTTGTTGTGAACCGCCCCGGGAATCCTGGAGACTAAACTTCCTGAGAAAGAGGTAAACAGGATGACTAAAAATACTCGTTTTTCCCCCGAAGTCCGTCAACGGGCAGTCCGTATGGTTCTGGAAAGTCAGAGCGAATATGACTCACAATGGGCGACAATTTGTTCCATTGCTCCAAAGATTGGCTGTACGCCGGAGACTCTGCGTGTCTGGGTTCGCCAGCATGAGCGGGATACCGGGGGCGGTGATGGAGGGCTCACCACCGCTGAACGTCAGCGTCTGAAAGAGCTGGAACGTGAAAATCGTGAACTGCGCCGCAGTAACGATATCCTTCGCCAGGCTTCCGCTTATTTTGCGAAGGCGGAGTTCGACCGCCTCTGGAAAAAGTGATGCCACTGCAGGATAAG